ATGTGCTCAAACTATGAAATTCCCACCAGAGATGCCCTCGCCTTACTTGATGTCGAAGTTGATCAGCTAGAGCTAGATCTAAAGTCACACATTTATCCTGGCTACCATGCCCCAATCATCATGAAAAACTTTGATTTGGATTTCGGCAAGTTTGGATTGCTTCCATCTTGGGCCAAAGATTTCAAATTCAGTTCTTATACTTATAATGCACGAACTGAGACTGTAGCTGAAAAGCCAAGTTTTAGGCATGCGTGGAAGTACAGCAAATTCTGTCTAGTACCTGTTCAGGAATTTTACGAACCCAAGTATATTGATGGTAAAAGCCACTGGTACACGATCAAGCGTGAAGATGACCAGCCTTTTACAGTGGCTGCGATTTATGATGATGCTGTAATTAAAGACTCTAAAGTCAGATCGTTTTCAATGCTTACGATTAATTCCGATAACCATCCATTCATGAAGCAATTTCATGCCCCTACTGATGAAAAACGGTCGATCATTGTCATTCCCGAAGAATATCGAAAAGACTGGTTGAATGTTGATAAAGAAAACGCTCATGAATATTTCTTTGAAATGCGTGATGAGTTTGTCACTTTTCCGCGAGACCATTCATCGGATGAGACAAAACAAAGTGATTTATTTTAGATCAACTATGATTATCCACAGCTTTTAAATTTGAAATTTTAAAACATACAAACTAAACTCTTGAATACGTAACATAATCAAGAGGTGTTTTTATGGATATTAAATTAGATGACAGTTCATCAAAAGCAAAGTTGTTAAAGCTAAATGAAGCTAGTCTAGCCCACTTGAAAGACTCAAAAGTTATTGATATAAAAAAATATTCTTCAAAGTCTCGTCAAATTTCTGACATCTCTAAAATCTTGTCATTTCAAGCAATTACAAAATATTCTATTCCACTTGTTCTCAACAAAATTGCTGCTGGTTTCCCCTCTCCTGCAGAAGATTATATTGATAAAACTGTCGATATGAATGATCTTCTGATCTCAAATAAAGATGCTACTTTCATTGTCCAAGTTGAGTCTCTTTCAATGAAAGACGTAGGAATTGAAGTTAACGATTACTTAATTGTTGATAGAAGCATTCGCTCTCAACATTATGATGTTGTCATTGCATTCATTGATAATGAATTTACTGTTAAAAGAATGATGATTACTCAACGAATGTCTCATCAAGAATTGTTTGATATTTTTCAGAAGCAATATGATTTTAAAGATTTACCTGCAGTTTGGCTTAAACCTGAAAATATTGAGTATCAACCCATCCTCCCCCGCTCTGAACAAGAACTCGTAATCTGGGGCGTTGTCACCAAAGTTATTAAGAACTTCAAATGAAACATGAAGAAAAGATATTTGCACTTATTGATATCAATAATTGCTATGTCTCGTGTGAGCGTTTCTTTAACCCAAAACTGAATAATGTCCCAGTGATTGTTCTTTCGAATAATGATGGCTGCGCGGTTGCCCGAAGCAATGAAGCTAAAGCGATGGACATAAAAATGGGGGTTCCTTTATTCCAGATTAAAGATGTTGTACAGAAAAATCATGTTCAAGTGCTCTCAAGCAACTATGCAATATATGCTGAAATGTCGCGTCGATTTCATTCAATCTTAGCCGGCTATGTTGCACCACACGAACAAGAGATTTACAGCATAGATGAATGCTTTTTAGATTTGACAAGCTTTAAGCATAATTTTGATCTTGTTGAATATTGCCAAGGCATGCGTGAACGTATTCAACAGTGGATTGGCTTACCAGTGTCGATTGGAATCGGTAGAAGTAAAACAGAAGCCAAGATTGCAAACCACATGGCCAAGAAAGGAAAAAGATTTAATGGAGTGTGTGACTTAGTGAATATGGACCCTAAACATCGTGATTATTTTTGGTCGCTTGTTGAGGTTAGCGAAGTTTGGGGTGTGGGTAGAAAGCAAAATAAGAAATTGAATGATATGGAAATTAAGACTGTTCTAGACCTATCAAAAGCTAATCCGCCAATCATGGGCAAGATGTTTACTGTTTGCATGCAAAGAACAGTATTAGAACTGCAAGGCATTTCTTGTATGCCAATCGATGATCAGCCAAAACCAAAGCAGCAAATAGTGGCTAGTCGTTCTTTTGGAGTGAAAATCACAGAATTTCAGGACTTAAAAGAAGCAATGTCGAAGTATGTACAAGACGCAGTTGGGCGCTTGAGAAAAGAGAAACTATTGTGTGGTGTGATTACGGCCTTTGTTCAATCAAACCCATTTGACGCTTCTGTGCCCTATTACAGCAAAGCACAGACTTATAAGTTCGCTGAGCCAACTGATTGTGTCCTTGATCTTGTTGAAGTTGCATATCTGTTGTTAGAGAAAATTTATAAACCTGACATCAAATATAAAAAGTGTGGTGTTTTTTATTCAGAGTTAATTCTAAAATCAAATCATATTCCAGACCTACTTTCAGATCATCAAACTAGAATTGAGAATGAAAACTTGATGCAAGCCTATGAAGAAATACAGTCAAAGTTTGGCAAAGCTAAGATTTCTGTAGGTCCGTGTTACTTCAAGGATCGAAAATGGTCAATGAGTCGAGATATGCTGTCTAAGAATTATTTTACGAAGAATGGGATGATTAAAGTTAAATGAATTTTAGTAGGGGTAGGCTTTTTACTGTCAATATTTAAACATATAATTGTCTCAAATATATTCTAACCACTTGATTATGACTTTAAAAGACTCTGTTCAGACTGCTATTTTAGTAGTAGCTACTTTTTCACTACTTATATTTGGTGCTTCCTACTATTTTGTACTTATTGATCCTGATTCAAGCAACTATCCCTTAAAAGAAGCATTGTCAATAACAGCTAGTTTTTTTGGTGGTTTTGCAACATTGACCGCTGCATATATTGCTTCGAGATTATTTAATGATTGGCGATTGGAAAAAGACCATGATACTAAAGCTATCTATCTTAACAATGCAATTCAAAAACTATCAGAAATACATAGCAATCTTATAGCGAGTAGAAATAATGCAAATAATTTAATGAAAATTAAAAATAACTTAATTTTAAAAACAGATTATATTAATCAATTATCAATAAGCCACAAAAAAACACTGATATTGTTGCATGCTGATTTAGTAGTTGTAAGTAAGTTGTTTGATAAACAGGAATTAATCGATAGTTATTTCATTTATGATAAGTTTATAAACGTTTTTGACAGTTTTAATGGTTTATTGTTAAAAAAGTATGAAACTTACTTTTATTATTATATAAATACTTACTCCCCTAGTTATAAAAATCAGCATATTAATGTGTTTAAGCCTGTACAAACAACCAATAATACAGATGGTTCACACCTAATAAATCAAAATAAAGTTTCAGAATTCTTTGATTGTATACTTGGTAGAAAAATGGGTGATAAAACTGATACTTGTACATACTTAAACCATATTGAAGAATGCTTAAATGCTCATGAAAATATAATCGATTCTTGTATTATGGAATTAAAAGCTAAACAACAATATGAAAAAAACCTCACTTAAGAGCCTTATTCTTCGCATCATTCAAATATAGTATTTGTATACAGCAAGAACAGTGATCTATAGTGTAATACCTTTACAATATAAACTATTTAGAAGTTTCAAATAATTTATGAGTTAGAAAATTAAAAAATCATGAAATAATTACCTTTGAAGCAATCTCTTCATTTTCAATTGACTCTTGAGTTGAATTTAATCGAATCTTTAAATCTTCGAAAAAATTCTCAAGCACATTGATAGCAATTCTATGATCGAATGAATCAAAACATTCCACTAGACCTTTATTAATTTGAAGTAAAGAAAATGCGGTAAGCTGACCAGGATCAGTAAAACCAACATTAGAAGCCCCTGCTAGATTGAATAACATGTCAGGTTCGTTTAAGTTACTTAAAGAAAATAGAGAGCCTTTTATTCCAGCATGTACTGGATTACAAGCCCATTTGTAATAAGCATTCAAAAAATCTAGATCTACAATTTTAGCCAAGTCATTAAAATATATTTTTTTTTGATTTATTATGTTTTTTGTCCACCCATATTCTTTTATAAAATCGTCACCATATTTTATTTTTAAACTTGCTAGAGAATCTTGGATTCGCTGATAATCTTCATCAGAAATTTTGTCAAAGTCTAAATATTCAGCGGTGCTATTATAAGCTTCAATTTCTTTATATTGTTCAACAACATAATAATCAAAATATCTTAGTGCAACTTCTTCTCCATTTCTTGAAATGAACAAAAATATTACTGAAAGCTCATGCAGAGTACGCCATCTAGCTAAAGCTCCATCTGCATAGCCATTTTTCATTAAAACCAAAATTTCTTTGGCAGTTTGAATTGATCTAGCATGAAGCTTTAGGAGTACTTTAAAACTATTTTTATTTGATTCAGTATGATACCTTGCACCATTAGAAGCTATATTTTCTCCAATTTCACACGAAATGGTGTTGAATAAACTTAATAAGTCAAATGCCTCAAACCATCTTCGATTTAGATTAGCAATAAAGCTATCGTTAATATACTGTTGATCTTTTAAAGATATATATCCAGTTTTATAGCTAGTGTCTAAAAGAAGATTAACTATATCTTCTTGAACAGAATTAAATAAATTCTCAATATGTTTATCAATTTTTGTAATGTCAGACTCATACTCGCTAACAGTAGATCTTAGTTGTTCCATGATGCCTGAAATAATATTCAATTATATTCGCTCCATAAAAATTTAATTATTTGACAGCTAATACCAAGTACTAAAATCAGTAACAGTATATTAAATTTGACTTATTATTGTATAAACTACTAATGACTTAAACAAATAAAATCTGATTGAAAATTTATTTAAAATAAATAAACAATGTTATTACCCCTTCATTAATATTTTAAACAAAAAACTCTAAGTTGATGTTCTCTAAAAACGAACTTTGTTAAATAGTAACTTTAACGTTTACAAAACACAATAACTAGATTCAAAAATTATTAGCTATGAATATGAAATTTATAAATTTTTAGTAGACATCAACCATATGAGTAGTATCTTGACGAATTAGCCCTCACTCAGAGGGCTTTCACGCAAATACCAACGCTTACATTTGTATTAATGGTGTGGGCTGTGCAACCTGATAGGATAACGCAAACCAATAAACTAATTATCTTCAGCTGCATATTTTAAATTCTCTGCAACTCGATTTGTCCAACCTTTACCATAGGTTGTCCAAGTTGATAAGGATGTATAGAAGCGCAAACGTTCAGAAGCCAACAACAATAAAACGTCATTCACATCTTCAGCTTTTACTGCTGCAATTGTTTTAGGTCCAACAATTCCATCATCTGGAACACCCACAGCTTGTTGTAGTTCCTTGATTGCACGACTCTTCCCCGCATTTACAGCAAAGTCCCACAATTGAAAAACGATCGCTGGGTGTAATTGATCTGCCCCTAATTTATCCCACCAATCCTTTTTATAGATTGCTTTGGCTTGTTCAATGCTTAGGTTTTTGATGTCTAAATTTGGGTATGTATTTGCAGCAATACCGTATTTAGTGCCTTTAAAAATCCCCTTCCCAACTTTTCCACCTGTCCAGTTACCAGGATCATTACGATCAGTTGAGTAGCCACCTTCATGGCCAATTAATCGAGCAAATGCTTTTTCAAAGTTCATTTAAATATTGCTCCAAATGCCTGTTTAATTTCTAAAATTATTTCGTTTAAAGGCTTACCTTTAAGTAGTTGCAAAGATTGATAAGCAATACCAATACAAAGTAAGCCAAAAACTGCGAACATAAGCATCACAAAGCCTTGAGCCATATGTGAATATCTTGATAATTCGTAATATTCGATAAAAGCAGAACCGCCATAAAGGCTGACTGAAACGCTGAATAGAAACTTTCCAATAACACCTAAGGAAACTTGAATTTTTCCGTTTTTATCAATGTCACCACTTAATACTAGGGCAAGAATGGCTCCTACTACAGCTGGGACGACTTTGATGATCCATGGAATTGTGTTTTCTTGCATAACTTGCCCCAATAAGAACATTACTTTATTTAGTAAAGTTTTATTTAAAAGTATCTATATAGCGAACCTTACAGGGGGATAAAGAAAAGCCACCTTGCGGTGGCTTTTTTATTCATACTTCTCGATACAATCAAAAATTTCTTCTGCAAACCTAAGCGTTGATTCTGCGCTTATACGGTCAACGTCAGATTCCATATGATAATCGGCGGTTTCTCGCATACGTTTAGCTCGACGCATATTGTTTACAGCAGCCATTAGCAACTTTCTTCTGTTGTCACCTGTCGGCAATTTTTTCACCTGCCCTTCACAAGATTCAATTAACGCCTTATGCGAATGCTTGACTCGGTCATCGCCATCCACTTTAAAAAATAGCCTGTTATCTATTTCATATTGCAAATGATTTAAAGCAGCATAATAAGCTTGATGTATGACACATCTAAAATGTAGCTCATTAGATACGTCAGATTGATTAAGCTCCTGGGCATAACCCAGTCTTTGAAGTGGTTTAAAACTCATTTTAAGCTGCTGAATTATGCCAAATTGAAGATATTGGAGTTAAAATGATATTGATCTTAGCATTAATTTCATAAAGTTCAGGATGGTCTGCAACATACTGATCAAACTCATTCAGTACGGATTGAGTTAAATCATTATCGGCTACAGCTTCAAAGTGCAGATAATACTCTTCTTCATTATAAATATTATGACGCACCAAGCCATATCGAATTTTTTGTTTTCTCATCAAATCATAAAAAATATTCATAAACTTATGCGCCTGATCTACATCAATTTCAAGATCTTTTAAACGCGCCTTTCTAACGCGCAAGATTTCTTTCGTTTCAGCAGTTAGGTTCTTTTGTTCAATTTTATGATATGCAAATGTTGCCAATGCTACTCTTTCAAGCTGCCCCTGAGCAACCTTTCCGTAATTTAGGCACAGAGCATCAATGGCTTCATCATAATAACCATATAAAATGTATTGTGTCGCTTGGTTAAACATAGACAAACTATCAGAAGCACCAAGCTTCTGCGCATTTGCAAAAGCTTCATACATCTGTTTGGGTTGATTCGATAATGAGTAAACGAAACCCTTGCAAATCCATAAGTAAGCAATATCAACTTTACTTTCTAATAATTTATTAATTTCTCTTAAATATTTATTGGCCTTAAATTCAGACAGCGCTGTATTCTGTCTACTCACGCAAGAAAGTTCTTCAAGTAATTGAGTTGCTTTTGTCTTAGGAGCTGGTGCTGCCATTTAGACCGCCTTTTTATTTAAGTAGCGTGAATATTCTAAAGGGTATTACAACAGATGAAAAGTTTTTTCACATGCTGAAATGATTCTATTCATTAAAAGCACTTTAAGGTGCTTTTCTTTTACTCCCCAAACGCAAAGTATCCAGCACTTCGGGCTTCTTGACGATTTCGTGATAAATAAATTCCATCTTCTGAACGATCAATGCGACGCTGGCGATTTTTATAGCTTTGATTCAAATTGACTCGAGTAATACGACGAGAAGGATTTTTATCATTGAAGCCTTGAATTTCTTCCCAAATATCATCCATTTCTTGTTGATCATCCATCATTTTAGCTCTTGACCATAAAGCCATAAGCCGTCCACGACGTTCGTTGAGTTTTTTATCAAGTTGATAAATTGCTGATTTACCTTCGTTGGCGGTTCTTACATCTGAAGGTGAAAAACCCATTCCCTGAACAAGAAGATCCATTGAACTAACTTCATCCATAATTGAAACGCCAGTTTTGTCCTGTACACCTTCATCACCATAGCGATAAGTTTTAGCAAAGTTTTTCAAGAAAACCGGTAGCATCGTTTCCAGACCGCGTAAATTATGACCTTCTGAAATTTCTTGTGTACCTTTAGCCACATTCAGTCCAATGCCAGCAACAGGACCCAATGCGCCAGCCATTGCAGATTCAGCCCATCGTTTACCTTCTAAACCTTCCTGAACATCTGGTAATAAAAGATTGTTTATACCAACACGACTTGATACATCTGCTGGAGTAAGTGCACGTGGTGCACCTTTCATTAAGAGATTGGAAATAATTGGTCCAAATGCTTCTGCTAGATAATTGCGTAATGCTATTTCAGCATCCCATGGATCATCCTCGCCCCCTCCACCAAATAAAGGCATAGTACCTATGAAAGAAATAATACTAAGAATCGCTCCGACGAGTGGTAAACCTAGCACACCAGCAAATGTTGCGTGCATTGCCAAAATTGCACTGAGAGATTTAAGCGCTTCCTTACGCTCTGCATCAGTTTCGCCTTTTATTGATTGATAAGTCTGACGAACCAATGTGTAAATCATATTCTGACCAAATTGCTTAAACAGTAATAATACTTTGGCAACATTGCCCTGCATAATGCGTGGACGGTTTCCAGAACTGTAATCAAAATGACCTTTATAAGTAGCATCAACAGCTTGATCAAATGCTAAATCATGTTTTGAGCCTGATTGACGCGCTAAACGATATGCCGCAATAAAAGTTACTTCACGGTTAAAGCGTTCAGCACTATGGAACATAACACTTGCCGCACGCATGATAGGGCGTGTTTTCCACATAATTCCACTATCCTCACCTTGAGCAATACCAGCTAAATCATGTGCTTGAGTTACATCAATTACGCCACGAGCTACAGCATCATCATAAGCCTGTTTTTCATCTTTATTTAGGAATTTTGAAATATCTGAACTGACTGTTTTATATAGATCAGTTTTAGTACCTTCCCATTTAACTTTATGAAAATCTAAGCCTTTCCTAAAATCATTTGATGCTTTCAATAATTCGCTGGCTGCTTTATCAAAGCCCCATTTTGCGCCCATAATCGGATAAGCAACTAAGGCTGTTTGTGATAAATTGACTATAGCTGCCGCAGGTGACAGACCTAAATAATAAATAAAGCCCAAGCTGGTTAATGCACTTGATAATGGATGCCCTTTAGGGTTCATTAGATTTACATGGCGTTTATTCATCTCATCAATGACTGCTGAAGCTACTGGCTGATTGTAACTAAGATCCTTTTTAATCTGTTCACTTGAATATTTTTTCATCTCATCAAGTTGCTGTGCCAATTGGTCACCATAATGTAATTTTGCAAGATAATTAGCACCACTAAACATATTCTGTGCAAATGCCCGACGTGCATCTTGGCTAAACCCTGCTGTACCTTTACGGTGAATCCCATGCTTTGCCCATGATAGATCTGGTAAAGAAGATAAATAGAGCTGGTTTAGTGTATCTTCAAATTCTGCCTGAGCTTTCGTATCTAACCCTAAATTACCAACCTCATCAAACAAACTGGACATGAACCCACGACCGACGGCATCACGGGATGTGTTGAACTCTTGATCACGAATTACTGGATCAACTTTCCATTCAGGATATTTCTTCATCATCTCAGCACGAGCTTTTTGAGCCTCTCCCATTGTTTCAGCACGACTTACGCTTTCAACTTGTCCTAAATTATTTCGAGTTACTACTATATATTTACCAAATCGAGACAACGGGAAGTAAACACCTTTAACATACCCATAGAATTGATCATCCATTTGTTTGATCAAATCAGCTTTTTTCTGACTTGATAAAGCTGCTCTTAGAATCCGTTCTTTAATTGCAAATTGAACTTTTGCATAATGTTTCTTATAAGCATCACGCGCTTTGATATACATCGCTTGCGCTTCAGGTGATAAAGCATTGAAATCATCACGTAACTGTTTATGTTTGATAATACTATCCCCCTTAACATAGGGTTTAGCAGGGTCAATTTTGGCTAAAGTTGCATCATGCATTAAATCGGCAAGTTGATTTTCATCTTTAAGATTTGCCCACTCACGCACAATACTGTCTGCTTCTGCACCAGCATCATTTTTATCAGCATCCATTTGGGCAGCAAGATCATTATATTTTGTGAGTTGTGGAAGTAGTTTGTTATAAATTTCAGTCAACTGACGTCGACCTAAAGCAGATAAAGCAACACCCAACCAGTCAGTAAATCTATAACCTGTTTTTTCTTTAACAGATTTAACTGAAAGATCACCAAGATTTTTACTTAAACGTTCAATAATATCCTTAGCTGATTTACTAAAACGAATATCAGCACTTTCACTGTTGAAAGTACCGGTATTGCCTTCTGCAATTTTTACTTGATTAGACTCAAGTGCAACAATTAATTCCTGATCTTCAAATTGATGAACTATACCCTGGTATTTTCCTGAATTAGTTGCTTCAACAACTTTGTCACGAGAAACATTACCAGTTGTTTTTAATGCATTTCTAATATTCACAAATAATGGCAATACAAAACCATTCTTACCGCGATTATTGGCATACATATCTGCAGTATCAAAACTATCTGTTAAATAGATTCCATCACCTAATAATCCATGGCCTTTTCTGAATTCGTTAAATTCAGTTGCAGTGCCATGATAAACAACTTTAGGTTCTCCGTTTTCATCTAATACTTGTGAAGCATTTTTGGCATCATTTTCCCAATCACCAAACCACTTTTTAAACTCTGGTGTACGGACTTGTAACCACTGCTGTTCTGATAGATGAGTCTTTGCACCATTTGGTGCTGTCATCCATTGGCTTGTGCCATGATATTTTTGGCGAACTGTATCCAATGACGATTGGCGTTCAATTTGCTTAACCATACGTTCAGACAAGGCGAGAATATCATCAGGGTTTAAGTTGAGATTAATTCCAAAATTATCAAATACCCACGCTTTCACGTAAGTCACAATATTTTGAATGAGTTTATTTAACGCATTACGCTGAATCACATTGCGCTGTTGCATTGTAGAAGAAAGCGTCAATAGGTATGGCAAATACTCAAGCTGTTGGCGTACATTCCCTTGTTCACGTTCTGCCAGTAATTTTGCAGCCATAGCAACTGGATTACCCTGTTCAACCAACTTATCAAACTGTCGCATCAATTCATTGTATTGCTCTTGATTCATCATGTTTTGAAAGCCAGCATGTCCACCTAACTCATGTAGGAATGTTGGTATAGCACTTTCATTTGTCAGATTTGATGCTACAAGCACAGCTTTACCGTTGTAGTAAAACCCTTCCACGCCATCAACTGAATAGTCTTGGATAATTTCAAGCTTACCTTGTCGTTCAAGCTCATTGATTGTGTCTTTGCCAAACCGCTCAATTAACACATCACGTACTTGCTCAACTGTAGAACCACCTTTATTTTCTCGACTACGACTATAAAGTGGGGTGTCTGAATCATTCTTGGCAGAAATATTTTGATTTTTATATTTACCAAAATAGCTTCGATCCACTACAGCCTTTCGAGCTTCTGATAAGAACATCATTAAATCAGCATCATTGTAGCGCGATAGGAATTTATCAAAACCACGCTCGCGGAACCATTGACGGATATATCCTATAATTTCTTTTAGTTTTTGACGCACAAAAGGGCGCGTCTTGGCATTTTGAGCGATAAAGGCAAATAGCTCACTTACAGTTGCTTGTTGAGCATCTAATGGATCGTAATAACCTTCCTCAACTCCTTTTTTAAATGGCTTAATATAGGCATTATCGAATTGATTCATATCAACGCCATTATCTTTAGCTATTTTACGAATACCCTCTATGCCACCAAGCGCATTAAAAAGCTGCTGAAACTTGGTTTTATATTCTTGGCCAAATAATTGCTGAACTCCAAAATGCCCAACCACTTCATGCAATATAACTTCCTCATAGGCTTCATAAGTGGTCTGTTGTGTATTATGATTTCCTTGGACATCCCCAGCATTAATATAAAGTGTGCCTTTATGCCAAACAGCACTTACATCATAACGTTTTGTATTGCCATCTTCATCTTGGTAGTAGTTTTCTTGCTGTATCGCGTCTGGCAAAGTCTCAAACGATTCAACGACAATAAACGGAAATTTGGACTCTACTACCCCATTGATCCCACTTTTAGATTTACTTGGCGTGCTCCCTTCAGAAATCCTAGAGAGTATATCCGTTACAAGACTATTAGCTCGATTCTTAGAAATAGGCAAAAATGAAGTAGATAAAGGGGATGTATTTTTTCTCTCATTATCATGTTTTAATTTTTCACGACTATAAAGTTTAATCCCTGTTTCTGTTTCTTCTGTTTTTAGTGTATCAACCAAATCAGAAAACTTTGCATTGATTGCTTTGCGTTCACTACCATGTGGAAATGGTCTAGTCCATCCCCATGGAGTTTCGATCACTGCATTTTCTGGGGCGTAATTTAAGAAAGGGCTTTTACCAGATTGCTCTTTAATTTTGTCTTCAACAAATCCCTGAAATGCTCTTGCACTCATCTCGTGGGGTGAAGTCCAGTAATCTGAACCTCTACCTGAATCAAGGTCTTTGGCGTTCATTGCAAAGCTTGTAGGAACTTTTTTGATTTTTGTTGATCCCTTTTGAGCCTCTGCAAGCATTTTTAATCTTGAAGAATACTGATTCATGCTAGAACGCAATTGATCTAGTACACCTTTTTGATCCGTGTTAAAACCAGATCGACCACGTACTTTTTTATAAATTTGGCTTAACTTTTCAAGCCCATCATTTGTCCAGCGTGCACCAGAAAAAATACCTGAAGATTTCTTATTTACAACATCTGATCGCCACTCAGTATTAAGCATTTCACCTTGTGATATTTGTTGAGCAATAGTGTCGAATTCAGTAAGCAATTCTGTAGGTGCGGGTTTATTAAAACGTTTGTAATATTTAGGATCTAACTCTTTTGATAAATCATTACGGATTGAGTCTAACTTTTGTGCAACTACTTCACGTGCTTTTCCTACGAAATTATCAACTTGCTGAGTATCTTCAACATATTCCTCAGCCTTTGAAAACATCGTTTGCATAAGTAAATTATAGGATTCTTGCACATCGTTGCGTACCCCAGATTTACTATAAGAAAATCCCCCACTTGCCATATTCTCTTTAGTATTACTTGAAATTTTTAGACTTCGAGTTCCATCTTTACCCATAGTCCATTCAGCAACTGCTTTACCATCTTGGCGTGCTAAATAATGATCAAAAGCATGCCACCATTCATGTGCAAGTGAGCCTGCACCATTCATTTTCGTTAAATTGATAACAGCTTTTGCTGGCTCATAATGAGCACGCGCACTGCTTAATCCCTGACCACGAGCACCAAAAGCTAAAGCTAAATCACCATTTAAACTAATTGCTTTGGCTGGAATATTTAGAACATCTGCAAGATCCAATAAACCATCAAAGGCATCATTTAGAAGTTGCTGACGTTCAACCTGATTATTCCAGTTTCCAAACTCAACACCACGAAATCCAAATACATCCATGAAATCAGTGTCTTTTACGTCACCCTTTCGACGTTCAACACCTTTCCTTAAAGTGTTCTCAGGTCTAGGAAGATCAATTTCACCGAATGTAGTATTGGTTTCAAGTATTTGGGCTGCATTTTTTACAAGATATTTTTGTGCATCTTCTTTTGATTCAAATACTTGATTTAGTACTTTTACACGTTTGTAATCATTAACTAATCGCCAAATTTCAAAGCCACCCTCACTTTCACGTCTCGCATAAATACGATGTTTTTGTGCTACAGCTAAAACAGGTAACATTTCTTCAGCTTCTTGCTGACTTGAAAAGGTTGCCATTCTTTTTGAATTTCCTTTCCAATCTGATTTTCTACTATCCTCAATAACCCACTTTCCATTATCATCGGTGTTGGTTGAAGATACTATTTCAGAAATTGCATAGCGTTTTGCCCATGTAGGGCGATCATCGGTAATTTTTGATTTACTTGTTTTTCCAGTAGAAAGTGCCGTGTCTTTACGTGCTCCACCTATTTTTTCACCTAAGTCCCGAATTACTTTATTTGTTTGTTCGGTTTCAGAAGATGGCTTAGAAGTATCACCATTTTTTAACCAGTCCTTAAACTGTTCCATGGTCATCGAGCGAATTTGACCAACTTTCCAGCCTTTATCGAAATTAGATTGATATGCTATTGTTGCATTGTCTTGGCTATCAAAGCCAAGCATGACTTTATGTTCGTCAAAATTACCAGTCTCTTGATCTATCTGATCAACAATAAAAACCTGATCTGATTCTGGATTTTTACCAATATAAGTATCGATCTGTTCACTGTCAGCGCCTACAGTACGTTTAATATATCCATAATGGTCACTCATAGTATGAGCCCATTCTTTTCCATTGGGATCAATACCGCGACGTTCAGACCCTTTAGGATTTTCGATCGATATATCTAAGCCCTGAACTTTGATATGACCCTTTTTATAGTTACCAGCTTCAATCTGTGCTTGAGTCGGTTCAGGTGTATTATTCTGAGCACTTGTTGCTGCCTGATGCGCATTTTCATCAATACTAACTGCAGTAGGTTTTTTACCGACCCACTCACCTGTAGTTGGATGTCTCATACCAACGACTTCTACAGAACCATCAGCTTTTTGCACAGCATTATAATTAGGATTATTTAAAGCATTGGCTTTTTTATTATCTTCTCGCAAATCAACGGTGAAATCATCGCCCAAAATTTCGATATCAGACATTACACTTTCAGGTCCATCACCATATTGTGTTTGAATCTGTTCAGGATTTAATACTGTATTTTGTGGCGTTTCACTGCTTTCTATTTGCCGAGATTTAAGTTGATTAATCTGATTCCTGATTTTTGCTTTTTGGGGAACAGACTTAGCCGCCGATAACTTTTGCTCAAGTTGATTTATTTGATCTGTGACATTATTGGTAACAGGACTTGGCTTACTTTCTCTTCCGTTCGGCACATTTTCAACATCATTAGCTGATGTAGTTGATTTTGACGTAAGTTGATTTCCTGTTGAATCTGGTACTTCCGAATTTCTGCTTTCAGGTTCATCTGTTGACTGCAATTTATCATTAGAATTCACACCTGGTTGTAATTGATTATTTTGAAGTTGGTTTATTTCTTTACGAATTTTTGCCTTTTCAGGAACTGTCTTTGCTTCATCAAAACGTTGTTGTAAAGTGGCAAGTTTCTGAGATTTATTACTATCTGAACTTTGATCCTCAGTATCTGCCATATTTAAAGCTGGTGTGCTTGTTGTACTTGAATCTATACGTTCCAAACCATGCCATTGATTGGTTGCTGGATTTTTTACACCTATAATTGATGCAGAACCATCATTATTTAAACGGACATTGTAATTTTGATCCTCAAGTGCCTTTGCAATCGAATCCTGTTTGAATAATTGAACCTCGCCATCTTTTTCAAGACGTTGAATTGTATTTTCAAGTGCCGCTTCCTTTGCACCTTGTGCTATTTCTCCCATACCATACTGAATGGCTTGTGCTGAATTGTCAGAAAAATTTGTTCCGGCATTTTCTTGTTCAGTACTAGAAGTAGCAGAAGCAGCATCACCCATTGATGTAGCAGATGTAGAAGCACCACTATCAACTGCTAAAGCAGCAGCAGATGACATTGGGCCATTGTCAGGATTTAAACCTAATCGTTCAGATGGCTTTTGAGAATCAAAATAAGATCCACCACCAATGTCTGGTTGTACTGGATCAGTCGGTCCGTTTCCTGTATCTGTGCTACCAAAACTATTATAGCCAAGGCGATTACTGGCATCTGAATCAAATTGCGTATATTCATAATTTGTTTGATTAACGTTTGCTGTATTTTGTTCACTTGCACCACGTGGAATATATTCACCTTCCATTGATGGTCCACCAAGCTGTGGCAATGGTGATGTTGGGTTCGATTCAGTTTGTAAATTGTTATTATCGCCTTGGGCATTATTACTGTGGCCAGATGGAATATTGGCAACACCACCCATTGCCATCCCAGCCAAAGTACCCATTACAGCAGCGTCATCAACTCCATCTGACCAATGCTTGTCAGTTGCTAAGTTTTGAATAATTTGTTCAGAGATAGACTGAGGTAATTCCTCCAATAAACCCTCAGATATAGCCCCTTCGATGACTCGTCTAGGAAGTGATTTCGATGATGTATTTGCTATTTCCCCTGCAATTTGAGTAGGGCCTATCCGACCACTCACAATCATAGAATCAATGTCACCAATACCTAGCTTTTGAGCAATACGTCCACCAGCAAATCCAAATAGAGCACCTAAGCCACCTGTTAAGGCTGATGCTGCCTCTTGCCCATTGTTAAGCATTTGGTCATAAGAGTTTTGGCGAATCTGTTCAGCTTGAGCACCAGCCATTACGGCACCTTCACCGATTGCAGCACCAGCAATAGGATTAGCAATCTTAGTTGCTTTACCAAGCGCCCCACCAAGGAACATAGAAGGCAGTGATTCAACTGCAGCATTCGCGATCATTGATGGATTTTGCAGCGCTACTTTTGTTTTATCTACAATACCTTCAGCATCATGGAATTGCTGTTGTTGCTGTTTAGCAACATCTGTTTTCTGATCTTGCCAATATTTCTGAGCATTCCCAAGTTTATAAAAATCACTAAGATTGTCATCGATTGCTTTACCTGCTCGCCCTTCTGTATACATGTCAGCTAAACCAACAAGTGTGTCTGGCACAGCAGCAAGGCCACCCATCAATGATGCGCCTACGTCCTGAGCATGACCTTTAATGCCTTTCTTATCTTCTTTTGCTGTGCTTGGATCAAAGGTAAAACCATCTGATTTAACATCCGAAGCTGTATCAACCGGTTTAGCTGTTGAAGCATCAAAAGTAAATTTAGACTTGTTGTTATCTTGAGAATCAGACATGACACACTCCTAATAATATGTATCAATGATGATTTTTATATTGGAAATGGTCTAACCTTAGAGGGGGCTATAGACTTTCAAAAACATTTAAATTATTTTTACTTTAGATAATTATTAAATTGAGGTGCGCATGAGTGCATTGCAGAATACTTTAAAAATTAGTTTTATACTTTTTTCACTATGTAGCTCAACGCTTTATGCCAATAACATATATAAATGGGTAGATGATAAAGGGAACTTTACATACTCTCGTCAAGTACCACCTGATGGTCAAGAAGTAGGAAGGATTGATGACATAAAAAAGATTGTTACCTATAGACCCAGACCTAAAACGACAATGCCATCAAAGGAATCATCGCAAAGAGCAAGGGATTTAGAATTAGCCAAACTATTTCAAAATAGTTCTGCTACAACAAATCCACTTAAGGATACTGAAAGTACTTGTCAGCAAGTTGATGAACAGAAGAAATGTGATCAATAGGATGTTAAAAAAGCCACTTCAATGTGGCTTCTCAATCATATAAATGTTTATTTCACAGGTTGAAATTGCCCATTACGGTATATAGCTCGATTACCGCTGGCATCTGTATAAACTTGACCTTCCTTATAATTACTTTCACTTGGTTGACTTTGACCTTGTGGAGTATCAATAAACTTCTGAGTTTGGGTGTCAAACAAACGCTGTGGTTGATTTATTAAACCAGCTTGGTTGTCATAAACTTGCCCTCCACCAATTGTCATGTATCGATCTTTACCACTATCTGCTTTTCCACCAGTGTAACGACTGATTTTTTCTTGAATTGACTTGCGATCTTCATCAGTCTTTGCAGTATCGTATTGTTCGTATAGTTTTTCTAAACGTGCTGAATTTCTAATACCAAAACCTTTTTCAGCAGAATTTAAATTAAACTCACGGTTGGCCAAATCATTCGTTGCTTGAAACTTTTGTGCATCAAATCCAAGATTAGCATTAAATCTGTTGTTCGTTCCCTGCTCTTGCATTGCTGTTCGACCAGTTTGACCAGCCTCACGCATACCAGTTTGAGCTACATTGGCTGCATTGTTTGCATCGGTTACATAACGTTGCTGTGATCTATTGTCATCACCTTGCTGTAATTCACTTAAAATACGAGTTTGATTTGCTGTTATGCCACGCGCACCAGCAATAGGAGTAGAAGCCATACGAAGTAATTGCTGACGTTCGGCTTCCTGTTCTTCAGTTCTTTGAGGCGCGGATGGATTTTGAAAGTTACCATATCCTTGCATACCTAAATTCATTTCTCGTTGCGCAACAGAATTTTGTATTTGTTGTTCATTTGGACCCATTTCACGAGTATTCTTCATGAAATTAGCGACGCCTTTAGGGTCGTTTGCTGGGCGTACGTTAAAACCTAAACCTTCACCTTCCTTTATTCCATTCGCACGAGCTTGGGATGCCGCAACCGGATTGGCATAACTAAAGCTATTCCCTTTTTGCTGAATAGCATAAGGATCTTGTTGCTGAGTACTTTGTGTTGCTGCTGGTACTGTATTTGTCGTTGTTGCAGGTTTTGCTTCATTACCAAATGGATTTGGGGCTGTGCCATTGCCATTATTCTTTTTGGCATTCCACTCATCAAAACGTTTCTGTTGTGCATTATTTGCATTTTCAGCATTGATGCGTTGTTTATCAGCAAAATTACGACCTAAAATACCAAAACTCGCAGCATTACCAACATCAGACATTACTCCAGCTGTACGCAACCCCATATCTGCAATCAAGCCACGTTCTGCGTTAGGATCCAAACCCATACGTTCTGCATACTGTTCTGTTGGTGTATTAAAGCCTGTGACTGCACCGCCAACCATTGAACCAACACCATGTAAAACACCAACTCCTTTTGCAACATTGCCCAAACCACTTAAAGCACGTGCTCCAAAACCTCCACCTTGTGATGGTGCAGGGCTAGATGGACTCACAGACGGTGTACTTGATGGTGCTGGAAGTTGTCGATTAATTGGTGTGACATCACGCATTTGTGGCCCACCAATTCTATTTTGCTGTGCCTTTCGAATATCATCTGCACTTGGATAAGGACTTGTAACTAAACCACCATTCGCAAAAAATAATTCTGGTTTATTTTGACCAGGTTTAAAGCCTAATTGTGGTTGATCAACAGGAATATGCGTTGAATCCTTCAACTGTTCCAAAGCTTGCACACCAACCTGATGAACTTGTTCAGGTGGGATTTGGAATTCACCGTTACTGAGATTAACTGGCTGGGGGCTTCCCAAATTTTTAAGATTTTGGGGACCTATTTTTTCTGTCGAATCAGCAGGCATAATAAAACTGCCCTCAGGTACATTTTTTTTAATGCTGTCAGATGTGCCTGTACCTTTCCCTTTAATAAGTTCAGATTGGCTATCCTTTTTTGGGCGCTGCATACCATACATGACACATATTCCAATATAAATATTATGCATGGTTAAACAAAACCTGATAAAAGTGTTAGCCTTACAGACCACATAAAAATGGAGAATAAAATATATGACTTTTGATTTTTTAATTGCTACTGTTCTAACGATATTAGGTTTTATTGCAACTCTTATTGGTAGTTATTATGCAAGACACTCTTATTTATTAACACTTAAAAATTATGAAAAGGATAAAAAGCGATCTGAAAAAGCGAAACATTATTATGAAACATACATCAATATACCACCAAGCAAAAAAGTCTCAGCATTCTTAAAAAAAGTGGATAGTGACGATCTTAATGATGGGGTTTTATTTCCAACTATTTTTACAGATTTCATCATGAAAAATTTTCCTGATCGCTACTTTTATATTGCATCTTTATTTAAAAAATGTTGGTCACAATTTGAAATTACAGAAAATAATAATCAAATCCAAATTAAGTGCAAGATTAAGTATTTTTATTCATTACAATTCGGCTATTTTTGTCTTTATCTTTTATTTGCAATGTGTATAGCTGTACTAGGACTTTATAACGACTTGATAATTAGTAAGCTTTCAGACGATTCTCCATGGGGTGCGTTATATATTATCTTCCTAGGTATTCTTTTTTCAGTTATTTTTATGTTTGGTGCTTTATTTAAAACTACACAAATAACTGATGCAAAAAAATTGAATAAAGAATTTAAAAAAGTACTACCCCCAACATGAAGGTAGTACAGAATTAAATCAATAACTGTAATTATGACTCGTGCTAGTGCTTGAACTCTCTGAAACACTGCCACCTATTGAAGCATTAGCGCTTATACCAGCTGAAACATGCATAGCAGACATTGCGCCTGCAGCTAATTGAGATGAGAACTGCCCAACAGCTTTGGCAGCTTCTAATGCAAGCTGTGCTTGTTGGATAGCATTCTGCATATTTGCCTCATACTCTTTTAACTGCATTTCAGAGAATGCAATATTGGTACGCACATTCATATCCGCATAACGTGCTTTAGTTTCAGCATTAGCAATCTGAGTGCGTAAAACCATATCTGCATAACGTGAGTGTGTTTCAGCATAAGCGATATTCGATCTACTTTGCATATCAGCGTAACGTGCTTGCATTTCCGCATTCGATATCGACACACGTGACTGAGATTCAATATAGCGGTTGTATACATCAGCATTTGCTATTGTGGTTCTTAAACTAAGATCAGCATATCGAGAATGTGCATCTGATACAGCAATCGCAACACGTGTACGCATATCTGCAAATCTTGCCAATGATTCACTATTTGCAATGCCAACACGCATGCGCATTTCAGCATACTTTGCTTGTGCATCTGCAAAGGAAATTTTTGTCCGAGTAAGTGAATCAATTACACTGGCTTGAGTTGTTACTCTCGATGTTTCTATGGATGCTTCTGCTTTAAATAATTCAACCTGGGAATTAAAGGCAGAAGTATTACTTTGAACTACACCCATTTTTGCATCAATTTCTGCTTTATAAGCTTCGACATTGGCTTGATATTCTGCGATTTTGACTCGTGCAGCTTCAAGATTTAATTCAATTTGCTTAGATTTAACATTTGCCTTAGCGGATACACCATCTACAGTTGCAGCATACATGCGCGCTAACGATTCATACATAGATGCTTTAGCTGATTCTGCTTTAACTTGAGAATCATAGGCTTCTACTTTTAATTTTTCGGCATTGACCTGTTCAGAATACGCCTGAACTTCTGATTTATATGCATCAAATTTTGTAGCAATTAAGCCTGCACGTGCTGTTGCACCTTGAACGAGTGATTTATAAATTTCTACATTGGACATCACCGCATCAATTTTCGCTTTGAATATCTCAACCTTCTGTTGGTTGATTTGACTCACGACTGATTGAGCATCAAGCATAGCTTTATATGCGGTTATACGTGAAATCGCAGTTTCAATTTTTGTTTTATAAACAGTAACTAAACTTTCAAAAGCTGTGTTTTGAGCATTGAATATACCGATCTGTGAATTTAATAGACTGATTTTGCCATCAATCTGAACCTTAACCATTTCCAATGTATTTGATACAAAAGCCAACCACATATCTTGCTTCATTTTTTCAAGAGCCATGCCTTGTTCAGTCAAGAAGCGAATATGTTCAAGCTGTTTATCAAATGACTGAATTAAAATATCTCGATTTAAATCAGATAGTCTCAGTTTTGCTTGATCTCGTATAGTTGAAATCTGCTTTTGTAAGGCCCCCTGTGGCATGGAAAAACCACGGCTCGCCCATTGATCAGTCACCTCTTGAATGGCTCGTTCAGTTTCAACGCTATCACGCTCACGCGCTCGATTAAATAAAGCTTCTTCAACAGCCTTGGGCAATCCAAGTCCAGCATTATTACCATTTAACCAAGATCGAATTTCCAATACCAGAGGTTGAACTGCATTGTCTGGATTATGGGCATAATAATCTTGACCGATTATTGTATTTGCATTAGCAATAAGACTATCAATTTCAGGAACGACAATATCTAATCTAGGTGGCTCACCTTCAAATACCGGTATTTCATTGTATTCAAAATTAGGCAATACAATTTTTTCAATAGCATCCATTTCTGGCAGTACGATTGTTGGTGCGTCTGGCATCTCAACATCATCTGAAATGTCTGGTCTACTTGGTGCTTCAATAATTGCCAAACTTGGCATTTCTGGAATGTTAAGAATTGGAGTAACAGGTGTTTCAGGTAAATCTAAATCACTTAAATCTAAATCTTTTAATAAATCAGTTAAATTAATTTTGTCAGGTACAGTACCACCATCAAAACTTTGAACATTGTAAATAGGCGCGGTGGGTAAATTAATTGCAATATCTAAATCAGGAATAAGAGATGGATCTAGAAAGTTAGGTGTTGATAAATCCTCACTGAAGACAGGTGTATCAGGAATATTAATATCTAAACCTGTAAATACAGGGCTAACCATGTCATTCGGTTTTTGTATATTTAAATCAATAACGGGCGCAGATGGTTTATCAATATTCAGTTCTGGAATTGTTAGTCCATCAAGTGGCTCAAATCCTGATTCGTCTGGTTTTGCTAAATTCGATGGTGGATTAACATTCGGTACAGTAATTCCTGTTATGTTACCCAATGCTTTAGAAACATCACTTGCATAACCATTTACTTTGCTTTCAAAATAATCAAGTTTAGAAGTGACTTCTTGTGTCACAATATCAATTTGAGGGACCGTAACTGTCATCTTAAACTCTCCGTTTAGTTGCAGCTATATCAATATTGATGTCATTGATATAGCCATGATCACCATTCACATTAATCTCAAATGAGAAATGACGACCACGTAACCCCCGTCCAAATAGCACTCGACCATTTGTTAAATAATTTGATTGTTCATGGGGGAGTTTATAAAAGTAAACTTGTTCATTACCTGATTGAGTTGTTTTCACACCAATCTCAATATTTTTTGAAATCCCAGACAACTCATATTCCAGATAAGCCCCTATTGGGTGCACAAGATTTCCGTTACCTAAATCCAGCTTGCCAGTTTTAATTTTTGCTTGGATATGAGTGTTAGCATCTAAAACAAATACCCCTAATTCGTTTACACCATACAATTTTCCGTCGATTACACAGATTTCTGTAAAGTTGTAACCTTCATAACGGCTCATTGCCCAATTGTCTGCATTCGCTGTCCACGCTCCACCAACTGCATTATTTTTCTGAACTTCATCTTCTATAAATGCTGTATCAAAAATCCATTGCTTTGCGATTAAATGATCATAAATTTCAGAAGAAATTACGGAAATACTTTCACTATGAGAGTAAGTTGGTTTGGGTGAAGTAAATTCATCAGAAATATTTAACTGATCATTCAAAGCATCTTTAGCAATCAAACGATCTGAATAAATTTCGTTAAAACTTATCAAATCTTCAAAATTATCAATTACTTTCTTAAATTGATTTGATGTAATTTTAAGCTGATCGTCTAATAAATCACGATGGATTTTTTTGGTTGCCCATTCATTTGATATGCTAAGATAATCAATTGTTTTAGATACTAATTTTTCTTTAACACTTGAATATATTTCAAGATCATCATTATTGAATAGTCTTGCTCTCAATCTTCCATTAAACAACTCTTTTAAAATAGAATTTTCAGTAATGTATTGATATGAGAACTTGCGAGATTGTATTTGATCTAAAATTATTAATTGATCAACAATCAATGATTTATTTTTTTCTAAAATTTCCGAATCAATTGTAAGTCGATGTTCTATTAAATCCAGACGAATTAACCGACTTTTGATGAAATCTTTGATCAATAGTTCATCATTAAATCGATACAAAGCCTTGTTCTTATCGACAATGCTATCTTGAATAATCAGTTCGTCAAAACTTCCAATAAATGAATGATCACTTATCGAGTCACTTAAAATTAATTCATCGTAAATAAACGTCTTGATTGTACTTTTAATATCACTTGAAATTGTTGCAAACTCATAAAATTTGCTTTTTGTAAGCATCCAAGTTTGATCACTTATAACAAGAGTATCTAAATAATCATCCCGATAATTACTCATTGATTACCCCTAATAGAACATGAAGGTGATCTTTGTTGTAAAGATCACCTATCTTTAGTCAAACCATAAGATTTAACTATGTACTTTGAATAGTGATTCGATAACCAATTTCATATACATCCCCGTTCTGAAATGTACGTGCAACAGGATATTTTGAGGCAGAAATCAGGGCACCAGAAGTTCCACCTTTAGTATTGTTTGTTAAGATTGCAGCACCTGTAACATTAAGTTGAGATGATGTGGCAATAGTTACTGAAGCAACTGTTTCAAAGTTATCAATAGCATTTGCTGTTGTATCTTTAGGTTTCCACTCTGGACGTGTAGCACTTGTATAACCTTCTGTCATACTAACAATTTCTGATGCTACGGAAGCAAAATTAGCCGCAGTCCAATTAGCTGCAGGTGCTGTATTACCTGAGAAAAGAGCAATATAGTAGCCCGTAGGCTTAACTTTTGTGCCTAAAGCAACATTCAGAATATGGGCAATGCCTTCGGTGGGATTTAAGTTTTGAATGCGCTGCCATTCGCCACCATTTACTCGGTCATAATACTCACCAATTGAGTTTAAATTGCTATTCACATTTTCCATGATGAACTCATTGCAAGGTTAATTTCCATTAACTTACAAGAGTTATAAGTCTTCTGCCCAGCCTTACAGACCTTCCAGCTTTTGCGGTAATTCCTTGTAATTTTGAGCTATGTAATTCAATAATTTCACCAGTACTTGTGCCAAGCACATAACCATTTTCAGATAACCATAATGCGGTTCTTCTTCCTCCTTGTGATATTTCACCTCCAATCAAATCACTGTCAACCTCAATTGCTGAAAATGGTATAGGTGAATGCGCAGTCTTTTTTATAAATATCATTTCAGAAGGTTCAATCCCACTCAGAAATACAACATGATCGACTTGTCCTATCCATATTCCCTCATCAACTGGCAGAATGAAGCTGATTCGTTGGGGAAGCATAATAAAATCATGACGTTCATCGTGTAAGTGATAAGTCATTGCTTGTGAAAACCGTAAAATATTTTTATCGGCAGTCAATAATCGACCTTGCCAATATTTCATAAACTTACCGCTTGGCATAGCTGACATATTAATGAATTGGTTTGAGCGACCCAATTGATCAACCCGATCAATAGTGATCTGAGTGGTAGTTATAGGGTATGAGCCATATTTTCGCAATTCTGAACCATTACGGGTTGAGCAATAAACATTTACTTCTGTAATTGTTGAATCTAGACAATATGGCATCTGTATAAGAATACTTCCTTGTAGCACATCACCATTTCCTGAAATTTTTAAATGAGTTTTAATGTGTTCAGAGAATCCAGATTCTTTACCATTACGAGAGTATGAAAGTGCTACTACATAATCACCACCCCCTAAAATTCCACCTTCATTTTGACTCAGGAGTATGGGGCTTACAGGGTTTTCAATGGTCAAGGGTTCAATTTTAAAGCCATTAAAAACAAATATGTCACTTAATGTAGAAATCAAAACCTGATTATTTAAAACATCAAAGCAAATATATTCAGGATTGATATTTTCAAGTAATACCTCATTTGACCAATCTAATGTATTCAACTTCACCAACTGTCGATCTAAGGTTGCAAACACATCTTTATGTAATGGGCTTTGCCATATGTTTTTATATTTTAAATCAGTTAATTGTCTTTCAGACTTTCTTAAATAGATCTTACCTGTTTCATTTAAGTCAACATTTACAGCATCCTTCAGGTATAAAGCTGGTGAATTCCCACCAATTTCTAGTACATCATCTTCACTGACATTATTTATACCTAAAATTGGAGGGATTTTTTTTACAGTCATGAAATTACCTATTCGTTTATCACACCAATGAAGGCTTTTGATTCATGGGTTTCATTTAATCTGGTGTAGCCGAAGCGATATTTTTGTCCAGCCAGATTCTTTAAGGAGATATTGGCATATTCGATACCTCCGAACACAACCTTACAGGCATCTTGATAAACCACTGTTCCATTTGGATTGGGTGAGAGTGAATAGAAATCAGCGGAATGCTGTTGATCATGCAATTTGACTGCACGATCCGTCACTGAACAGCCCATGTTATAGAAGTTTTCTCGCCCACCTTCCTTATTAATAGTATATTCCTCTACTGGTGGAGGCTCACCGCCATAGGAGATAAGGTTAATACCGTTTGGTGGGTGAACGATATGCGATACATCAGCCGGTAACGCACCAATCCAATCGCCATAATCCGCAAAGTCAGAATTATCTGTTGGTTTATAATCATAACGCTCTGCCCAAACTGGAAAACTATCTTTTGGATATGGTCGCCCTTTTCGAGGCATTGTTTGCCCTGTACTTACCCAATGCCAAGAGAAATCATAAGTCCAGAAGCCATATGAATTAGGGTCTGTAATACCGTATTGACGCAGCGTTTCAAGATATGATCCTTGATCATGCCATTCATGATGTCCATAAAAGCTCATATTACGGTTAAGATATGGGACTATAAATCCTTGACGCATACCAATATTACCCGTGCTTTGCTCTATCCGCTTATGGGTGTAATAGCGATTGCGGGTAAGTACGCCTTCAACCCAAAAATAATAGCCAAAATTAGCAAATGGCTTACCCCATCCCTGATCTTTACCCTCAATGGTTGTGGTATATACAGACCCTGGTATTTCCTTGCGGTTGTCAAAATCAGTCGAGTAATAATCACCACCATTATATACACCACCGACTAAGCGTTTTTCTTCCCAATTTCCAACAATCATGTTTTCTTCAAAATTGGAGATCGTTTTCTCTACAAACTTGCGATCATCACGATAGTTCTTAATCACTTTTAAAGTGTCACCAATGTAATAGGCAAAAATAATGGTATCAATATATGGGTAGGTATCTTTGTCCCCCAAAGGCTTAAAGTTCATAGAAACACAACCACCCTCATATGGCTCAGGCAGTTTTATCCGCTGCCCTTCATGTAAATAGCCTTCATTGGTGATGACTAGACTGGCTTTACACTGAGCGATAGGCTCAAGACGTAAATTATCCCAATAATCAATATCAGTCGTACCATTTTGGTTGCGCGCCCTGTCCATAATTTCGGATTCATCTACACGTCTGAGCTTGTAACGGATCGATGCAAGTTGACCATGTTCAGTACTTTCTTTTAATGCATTAAATAGCCGTGATAGATATTCACTCAATAAATCACGATCTTGCGTGGACCAATCTCGCGATACTTGCTTACTTTTGGTCCAACCACGATTTTCAACCGAAAGCATTTGAAAGCGAATCATAAAAGTATAACCATAGCAAAATCCGTCATCGCTATAGTCGTAACAGGTATTAATCGCTTCGGTACAATCCAAATTACTACTCCAACCACATGCTGAGGAATAGGCTGAATATTGAAAAAATTTACCCGTATCACCTAAACGGATAATCACACCAGCACGCACCCAACGATAAAACTCAGCACTTAAGGGGAATCCCTCACCGCTGGGCATGCCGCCAAAGCGATCCAGAATTTTCTCTATCTCACTATCCCCAGTATTTTCAATATACTCGCGGAAGGCTTTGGTCGTCGTTGCCGGTACCAATGGTAAAGGCATTGCCCATATCCCGACATTATTAATTTTGATTAACCATGGTTCACGTTTTTCATCGAATGCCACGAGGTCAGTATCATTGAACTGAAAATTGTATTGATATTGACCATTCATTGGTGCTCGTCCAGTGTAACCAGGTAAGCAAAAGTTCTTGATTTCTGGCCATATCTTTTCACTCACTTCAAAAGGCAAGGTGTAGTGCAGTTGCTCGTAATGGTCATCTTGTGGCAACTTCTTGAAATCCTGACGACCATAAGCACCAACAATCTGGATGACCTGTGCCATCGTTCCACTGTACCAAGTCGCATGTTGTTGTTGATACTGACTATGTTCTGTTCGTCCGGGTCTATTACGAAGTATTTCAGGAATGAACATCTGAAAATCAGGTGCATACGTGCATCTGAAGCGCTGCATATCTAGATAATCTGGTCCCATACCCTCATAGTTATTTATTCTACGTCTTGTTTCAGTGCTGAATCGAATACCAATACCAGAATCGTCCTGAGAAATAGCATTCATTACAATTCCAGAAAATAACAAAGGAATTTCAAGATGAGTTGAGCCATCATCAGGTGTAGTTGGTTTTCTTAAACTTGGTTTAAAAGCAATGACTCTGAACATACCACCACTATCATTCAAAATCACACTGCCGCCATCTGGTAAAACCTTGGTATATTTCAGGCTTTCCAACTTGGATATGGTTTTAAAATTCGTAAGCTTTTTTGCGTAGTGATCAATGAAAGCTCTGTCCTGATCCGTTAAAGGCTCACCATAGCTATAAAGTCCATAGAGTTTTGGTTCGTGCATGTACTTAGCTCACAAATGTTAAAAAAGACCGCCTCCTTTACGGAAGTTATCACTGTTGCCATCAGGCTTAATAAAATGTACGTCAGGCTTAATGTCTGGTACACCACATGAAAGTGAGATAAAACTACTAACCTGAACTACCTGTTTAGGGATGGCTGGTTCAAATTGTCTCATCCAAACTTGTAAGCGACCCTGAAAATTATCCTGATCATAAATTGCGAGCATTGCACTGTCCAAACCTACAGCTTGTATTTCACGAACTCTGTTACTTATCCATGTGGTACCGAAACGACTCTGTATACCTCCACCTAGAACAAAAGGAAAATGTGCACCTATACGTAACCCTTGCCACATATAAGGTGAATCTTCATTCAATCGCGCACCCATTGACTGTGACATTAATCCAGTAATTTTGATTTCACGATGGAAGTGGTCAATCGTAGGTTTACCCATTGCGGATAATCTGAATCCCAATGGCTTAGGCATGATACGCGGTTCAATATGCTCAACTTTTTTGGTTCCAAAAAGGGTGAATAATTGAGGTCTGATAAAATTAATGAATTGCGTACCAATCGGCCCCAATTGCCCCATACGCATATTGTTAAAACCTTTAGGTCGGATAAAGCTGCTTTGCAGCCACACCCGATGCCCACCTATCTTTAACTGGCTTCCCCATGTTGCAGTCACACGTTGACGGTAATGGCTGATCTTGGGTGTACCAAAAGCAATACCAGGTTTGTCCCGGCCTGCAACACCATAACCATTAATATGATGTAACGGCAATTGTTGCGGTGGATGGTTTGCCCTAGCCTGTTCAGGTGGTTTATCTGTGACCCAAATAGTTAAAGGTGAGGTGCGCGGCTTTGGTGGTACCAAGTTTTCCTTCCATTCCTCTACATACACGCGGCGATTCTTATGTTCGACACGTGGATTTCCATATAATCGGTCATAATATCCTGGCTCAACGCGAATAGTGTTGGCCGTCACGACTGCGGTACCATATAGCGTCATTGGTTTTTCGTGAATAGGTGACAGTACGTTTTGCCGTACTGTATGCCGTTTCTCATTACCTTCCCTTGGAAAGTTATCAGTCCACATACCAGGTGGAGAAATCCGTTTTGGTAGATAATTCCCTGCACCGATTTCCTCAATTTTATGTGTCTTGGTAAATTCAGGGATGGCCACACCATAACTTTTAAAATCTACGATTTGTTTTCGATCCGCAATCGTAGTACGGCCAAAAATCTGAGCACTTAGTCCATTAGCATATATCGACCTGGTATATAGGTCGATATATGCCTGTCCATATTCGTCCATAGCAATACCACGTGCTCTTAGCTGTGGCGTTTTATTACGGATCTGTGGCTCACCCACACGATTCTGCGCAATCCATCTTGGTGCAATTTTGGTAAAGCGTTCTTCGACGAATGCGGCCCCATAGCGAACACTGTCAATTCCTCTGGCTTCAATATATCGCACACCGAGCTTTACTTCCGGCATTGGTATTACCGGTGCAGCAATAGAGTAATCAGACTGGATTCTCACATTGCGAATTGTATGAGATACCATAGACTGACCAAACAGGGATTGTTCACCCAGGCTGATAAAGCGATAAATACGACGTGTGTTCTCTACATGCGGTGTCCCAAACAGTTCAAAATTAACACCTGGTAAGTTATAGCGTTTACCACTGAGCCAGATAATGTGGTTGTTGCTGAAGTGTGGTGGCTCAATACTCGGTATTTTGAACGGACGAATACCATCGGCCACCATGGTTTTAGTTACTTCAACTTCAATCGGTGATGCTAAACCTACCGGATGTATAGTACGTGCACCATTAACAATATCTGCATATCCAAATTTCTGCATCAAGGTACCAAAAGTCGGCACCCTGCGATTTCGATTAAATATCTGTAATGGTTCTTTAGTGGTGTAGTCCTCATACTGCCACTTACCGGTGGTCTTGTCCTGATCGTAATGGAATGGCGCAAGGTACTGTGTACTATTGAATACCTTTTGCCGACCCCAACGGTGATCGTGCGTTTCACCTGCAGTCAGGAATCCTTTCAGATAGATATGCTGCACAAAGTTATAAATTTCGGTTTCACCGAAAATAGTGCTGAATCCTGACGGAAGTAAGGTCTGATTTTCAGGAATAATCCGACTACCAAATCGCGCTGAATCATGCCCGAGCATACCGACAGATCGTGACATGCCGATCTGGTGATTGGATGGAAATTGCTGAAACAGACCACGTGGCTCAATATAGCGCGGATTATATTCAATCCAGGCTCTACCATATCTGGCCATATCAAAATTGCTATTGGCTTCTACATAACGCAAGCCGAAAGCAACAAGGGTTTTAGCACCCCAAAGGGTTGATACATTCTCCTGCTTCACGGTTGCTTTTTGCAGGTTAAAGCTGATACGAGCACGACCTGCGGCAAAGCTCCCCAAGCCAGCTATAGGGATATATGCGCGTAGGCTCTGGATCTTTAACTTACCAAATACCAGACTATCCCGACCAGTAGTGCGCAAGAAACGTAGTTTGTTCTCAATCTTAATTGAGCCAAATGCTGTCTGACCCAAACCCTGTGGCGCAACATAACGACGTAGGTTTGCGGCCTTCGCTTCACCTGACACAAAACTATTGATGCCAGATAGTCGAATATAGTTTAAACGGTTATCGACTAACGGCTTACCATATAAGGTTGAAGCATACCCACCAGGCCGCACATAACGGTTTTTGGTGATGATCGATAGCCGGCCATAGCCTGTAAAAGCAAGACCTAATGGTTTAATAAATTTATGGAAAAGTTTTGCATCAGGTAAACCAAACTGATTGCTTAGTAGTCCTTGTGGTGCAATTTTTTCGTTTCGATTACTTATAACAGTTTGACCTGGGCTAAAAGACTCATGCCCAATTCCCCCAATGTCTTGGTGCTCCCCTCCACTCTTGTCTGCAAGATTAAAAATAACCTTGTATTTTGATGGTGATATGCGCTCGTCACTAATATCTATAACGATATTGAATTTTGACATCGGTGTATAAGGCATGTAATTATCCGATTAGGTCGCTTACAGCTGCATTAAGTTTTGCCGATGGATCAGTTACAATAATCATATTTCTCCGATCCCAAAAACCCAACAAAACATATTTACCACTTGATTTAGAAAAAGTCCTACTTATTAAGCCCCCTTCATCTCTGTTATAGCATCTAACTGCACATATTGATGGTACGCCACTTATCATAGCGATACCTTTAATTAAAGATCTTGCATTTTCATCACTTAGGATAGATACAACTTTTCTCAAAACATTTCCCCCAATTCAAAACACCATCCCCCGATCTGAAAACCATAATTACTTTCTGCCTGAAATAGTGTTCTACATAGAAGATAGCAATGATTATTATCTGTATACGTACTAATGTTTGGCTTTGCTGAAATATCGTAAAAAACATAACGAATCAAATCCAATTCACCTGCAAAAAAACCCACCTGATCTTTCAATAAAAGAGGCGTAACCGTTACACCATCACCAGTATCAACAGTGAAGGCTGAGGTATGTGCTGAATACTGACTGATCGCGCCTACATGCTGCATATATTTTGTATTGGCTAAATCACCTTTTATATTCCTAACACTAGCAAATAAAGCAGATGACAAGGAAGTAAGTGCAGAGAATGCAAAAATTGTCGTAATTGCAGTAGAGTATTTGTTTGAAGCCGCTAGAACTGTCTGTTTTAAACCACTTTCCTTTTCAACTACAGCAAAGGCATAAGTCATTTTAAGATGATCTGCCACTGTTGAAGGCATAAAGCTCGGAAGTATAAATAAAGAGCGTTCATTAGCTATTAAAACCCATGATCTTTCCCCACTATCGGGTGCAAGTGTTTCTCCGTATTGTCCGGGGCTTACTTTATTATATGCTGCGTAAAACCACTTGAACCATCCGGAATAGGCTGAACTTCCACTACCAGTTCCTATCCAATTTTTTGTAGGATTGCTTGCATCGAAAGGTGCTTGATTACCGGAAATATCATCTATACCGGTACAACTTTCTAGCATTCCAACTTTAGCAAACTTTGCGTAATTGGTAGAATAAACAGGATCACAACTATTATCCACTCGCAAAAAATACGGGTTAGACAAAGTATCCTTTGCTTGATATACCCCTTTCTGATTACCAGAGAACACTTTCCCCCATTCACATCCAGATAATTTGCACAACAAATTCCCACTAATTACCTGATCGGGAAGATCAACTAAAAACTCAATGGAGTTTGTTGTTAAACCAATAACTTTAAACTCAGTATTTATCGCTGAATTATCTGCACCAGAGATTTCAATCCATTGAAACTGTAAAATGTGGTGTGCAGTAGGAAATGTAGCGATACCTACACCATCTGAGATTTGTAAGGACGTGATGGGTTGAGATCCAAAACCATTTACTAAACAGGCGTCTAATACATCTATCAAACACCCCCAATCGTTAGTTAGCTCAGGCGCACCAAAATTATTAGAACTAAACCACTTTACCGGACCACTCATTTCAATTCACCATATACCGTTTCGTTTGGCCAATATCCTTTTGCTGTATGCCAGGCTTCAAATTCATTAAACAGCTTGCTTTCATCGGCCAGGACTTCTGGCTCAATTATCTGTTTAATCCAGTCATCAATGTTGTGTGTGCCCTGTTCGCCTTGAGCGCGAGTTTCACAACAAAACATTTGGAACGGTGCTGAGTTTATCAAGGTAAACCAGTCGTGAATCAGATCAACACCGCCCATAATGATTGGTTCAGGTGAGATAGACTCCATATTGACCACAATCGGAGGTGGTTTAACTATACTATCCATTGTGACTACAATAGCTTCTGGTGTGTCTTTAAACATTTTAATTCTCCAAAAGCCCACATAGAATGTAGGCACTTATGAAAGTGATATTTACACCTTGTAAATTTTATTGGTTCCGTTGTCCCATGTGATAATGATGTCGCCCCCATTTGGAGTAATCGGCAAGCCGGTTGCAGTATCTAAAAAAGCTAGTAATGGACTAGTCGCCTCAGATCCAGTATCAACGTAAATCACAATCGCACCAATTGCCCCACCAGATACAGCAGTGAAAGTGGCGTCGTTCGCGTCAGCAGCACCACCTGCCGTTGTTTTACCAGTAAGCGTCACTGGACCAGCAATACGTGCAGAACCTGAAATATCAGATAAAAATTTGTGGGTTGACGCATTGACTGTGTAAGCTGATGTGCTGACTAAAAGCACTTTCACGGTGTCGGTTAGCCAGTTAAATTGACCTTCAAGATAGCCCTTTCGAGCTTCATCATAAAGTGTGTTTGCCATGTGCTTGATTCTCCGTATCTGAATCGGAAGCACTCATGCGCTTATGTGTAATTTCAATGTGGTTATCTGCTTCAACACAAAGACGCGCCAGCTGCCCAGATTTTTTGATCAATTGAACTTTGGCATCGCCTATGTAGAGCGTGTCTTCTGTCTTTAAATCAATAGTTCGTTTGCCCATCTTGTGCATATTCAAAAAAATATAATTCATTATGTAGAAAACCCCTGAAAGCTATGAGCCTTACAGGGGTTTAACAATTTCATATTTATTTATGGAAAAAAGGGTTGTACAACTTGTGGAGTATCCTCACGAGTAATTCGTCTTAAATCACTATCCGGGCGTTGTCCAAAGTATTCGGTAAATTCTTGTTCTGCTAAAGCTGAACGATTTGGATCGAAAAATTCTGAATCTGGAACACTATAAGCTTTGTGTAATGCCCACTGAATTAGCTGAACATGGTGAATTTGGTTGATCTCTGGCTTATCAGTATCATCTTCCATCGCTATTAATGGTACACGGTACCCTTCTAACTGTAATTCACCTTCAATATTTGGAATTGGTACAAGTCGAAGCTTTGTATCATCTTGAATCACAAATTGTGGTACGCCTTTCATGCGTTTCCAATTGTCACATTTATACCGTTGATCTAAATTTTCAGCAGACATTAAAGCTAAGTATGAACCATAAGTGCCATTTGCCGGTTCAATCCACACTCTGCTTAATTCATATAATGATTCATGTATTGGATATTCGGACGTAAAAGGACTTACAGCTATGGTACATACATCTCTGTTTTGACTTTCATGTAATAAACGTCCACGGATGCATGCTTCATTTACAGCATCATTAAGCCAATCAATAATACTTTCATCATCATTGAAATAAGGCTCGACCTTGTCATTTGCTAAAGTACGAAAGCGTTGAATCAATTGGCTGAGTTGCATTACACCACCCCAAAACGTTTAATTAAATCAACAACCTGATCCTGTAATGTCTTGACACTACTATTCAGTTTTAAACTTTGATCATATTTATGCTTAGCGTATTCAACCAAACTTTTTTTATCTGTAATTCGTTGAACTATATCAATTTCATCCATGATCAATGCTTCGTTTTCATCATCCTTTTCCTGTTTCTTTTTGGACTCATCTAAAATCAACAATGTATCATCTGATTGTTGAGTATCAGAGTCCGAAGCATTCAAATCTTGTTGTTCAGAACGTTGAAATTCTGGATGTTTCAACAAATTACTCGCAATATTACTAGGCACAATACGAACTTGGCCGTGTGCAAAAACTAAATTAGAGCCGTAAAGGCGATCTATATGTTGGTCTTTTCGTCCTACATATTGAATAGCAATGCCACTTGAGCCAACTGATTTAGCAGCTTCTAGTGCAATTTGTGCTTGTTGAATAGCTACTGGTGAAATAACTGCAGTCTTTTGAACTTTTTCACGTAAATTTTTAACTTCATCTGCCAATGCTAAATATTCTTCTACATCAGGAAGATCTTTCATTAAATGAACGGTTGAACGGAATAAATAATCTTTTGCCTTTTGTTCAAGAGGCAATTCTTCATAGGGTAAGAAACAAGGATGTTCCTTTTTCTCTAAATCCTTAAACTCACCATAGGTCCAGCCTTCCGCTTCTTTTTGCTGATACCAACTTTCATGTGATTGTTCGGGTGTAGCTTGTGGATTTGCTAAATGCATTTCCACACCAGCAATCAAACTTTGCTTATGTGTTTCAGGTGTATCATCCCATGCGACTTGACTATCATCGCCCAAAGACAGGCAATAAGCAGCATTAATAGAATGACAAATCATTGCAATTGCTAAAGTTTTCATCTCATTTTCCTTTTATATATCTTGAAAAAAGGCGATGCAAGTCAAACCACTCACACCGCCAAAGGTTTAACTCAGATTGAAATTAACGGGGACCTTTCAATTCGCCCGTTACAATGATCTGAATTTCAGATGCTTTTGCATTTGCTGCACCCGATACAGTTAGAATTAATCGTGCTGGCTTTGGTAAAGTGACTAACTTTGAACCATTTGCACGAACACGACCTACTGTTGCTAAGTCACCATCTTTTAGAAAATAAGATGCATCTTGAGGTACATCAGCTGAATCACTGCCATTGTATTTAAATCCTAAATTACCTTTAATTGCTTCTGTCATACCTGTTGAAACAATGACTTGAGCATCTTCAAGTTGCATGCCTTCGGGTAACTCACCCAAATCAATTACATCTCCTACAGCTATTGCAGCAGTAGAATCGGAATCAATCACTGCACCTGTAGAATTTGTTAAAAGTGAATAAACCAAACTGGTAGCATTACCAAATGGACTAAACCCACCAAATTGGCGAGTACGTGCTGTCTTGCGCTTTATCGTTGCCATAACTGCAAACTCCAATAAACCAAATATTAAAAGGTATGCCCTGACTGGACATACCCTGTTTACACTTACAAGCCACGACCAAAGATCGGAACGGCTGTATCCACTACGGTTACACCATAGTCTGTGAATTCTTGACGCTCACCTGTGTTCACATCAAAGCGGATTTTAGATACACCACGAACTGCACCAATAAGTAGTTCCCACTTATCGCCATGATCCAGCTCTTTTTCAGACCAGAAGAATGGTGCGCCTGAATGCTCAGATGAAGCCATTGCTTCCGCTAATGCTTGGCCACCTAAGATGATTGAACGATCTACTGCAAATTTATCGCCAAAGCTTGCTGGAACAATTGCGCTAGACTCAACTTCTGAATCATACGCAGCACAATATTTAATTGTGTCACCTGCATAGAAGCGAATAGGGCGCGGCATTTTGCGAATAATAAAGTTATTCCAGATACCTACATCACCAGTAAACAATGGGTGTTGTTTAGCTTGGCTTGCACGTGCCCATGCTGCTGCTTGGAATGAACGGAAACCAGGTTGTGAAGCAAATTTGTTGTATTGATCTGGTGAAACCAACCACACACGAATTGGTGAATCATCAGCATTTGAATCGCCTTCAAATTTACAAATCGGTGGTGGTAATGCAATCGTATCTAATACAGATTTCATTGAATCCACAGCATCCATCGTAAATAGATCACCTGTTTCAATTTGAACTTCATCTGCAGTTTGTTTAAATAGCTGGACGCCTGAACCATCTACAAGGAAATGACGGTTTTTCGTTGGAGCTTTTACACGGTTAACCATGATTTCTTTAAATTCAGGATGGTTATCCGTTGGAATAGCCCACTCGATATTGTCATGGAAACCACGTGCACCAGCCATATGAACTAAAGTAGATTGATCACAATAACGATCCATCAAGCTTTGAGCGACTGGACGACCAAGTTTACGTAAATCTGCTGGGCTACGGATTTGTGACATCACATTACCCAAGTCCACTGGAAAACGTGCTTGGTTTACACGTAAACGATCTTCATTCAAGGACATTCCCACACCACGACCTTCGGCATGGGCACTACCCATGATTGGATATGCGCCAACAGGGTTAAGTAAATGGAACGTTACCTCATCCCCACGGCCTTTACCTAAATCTTGTACACGTACGATTGGCATATGCTGTGTTGTTTGTTTACGCAAAGTTGCATCAGCACCAGCTTCACCCTTTGGCATTTTCCCTGCTAAAAGATTAAGAGTACTGTTCCGTTGCATATGAGTAGCGAACAAGCCAACGGCCTGTGTCACCATATTTGTTTTATCACCATAAGCGGCATTGGTTTTATTCGTCATGTCGACTCTCCACAATTTAAATTACACACGACGATTCAGATATTGCTCACGCTGTTCTTCAGTCCATGTGGACATTTCTTCGATCATTTGCGCAGGTGTCATATTGGCAATGCGTTCATCACGAGAAACACCAGCAGGAGAACCAGCAGGCAAATCTGAAAGGCTATGTGGTACTTGTGTTTGAGCGTTTTTTACAGCTTCTTGCGCTGCTGCTTTCACCGCATCGGGTTTTACAGCTTGTTCAGTTGATTGATTTGCAGATTTGTACAATCCTAAGAGCTCTACAACCTGTGAAGCTGTACCGCCATTTAAGACTGTTTCGTAAGCACTTTTAGTAATACCCGGTTGAGCACTCATCCAATCATTGAACTCTTTAGACTCAACAATTGATTCCGCGTCAGGGTGTGCCGTAAAGATTTCGGTAAAGTGTGCTTGTTCAGCACTGACTGCTTGTTGCTGTTGAAATGGTGCCAATGCGTCTTTAACACGTTGATCAACCATTGCAGAAACACGCATATCTACAACTTTTTGAATACCTTCAGCTAAAGCTTTTTCACTAAAATCACCAAAGATTGCAGGGTTTACACCTTCATCAATGGCTTTTTGAGCAATAGCTACTTGGTTATCTTGTGCTGTAGGTGCTTGACCTTTATCAATACGTTGCTGTGCATCTGTTTGAAGCTTTGCAAGCTCTGTTTGCGCATCTTCATACTTTTGCTTCCACTCTTGCTCACCCTTGCGTGCATCAGCAAGACGTTCAAATGGAATGGTGTGCTTACCATCTTTTGCAAGAACCACTGCATTTTCAGCATTCATCTGACTTTCATCAGGTTGCTGTTGTGCTGGTGGTTCAGTTTTTAATGAGTTAGCTTGTTCCTGTTCTTGGGTAGTTGCTGGCTGACTACCATCTTCCGCAGATTTAGATGCGGTATCGCCATGAAGCTCTTGATCTATCAATTGAGCTGCAAGTTCAGGGGGAAGCTTCCCACCATTTTCTTCAATCAACTGTTGTTGTTGCTCTGTAATATCCATGTCTTTCCTACTACTTATCGCTGTAGCCGCCTAGGTCGAATGGCTAGAGTTTTCTAGCATTTAGCTGCTGATTGCTCAACATAGAGAAAGTTTCAAGGATTTAGGGATAGTGGCGTTAGCCTTACAGGGGTGCTCACACAATCAGTTAAGTAACATATGAAAGGTACGTTGTGATTCAAGTCACTATTAAGGTATAAATATTTCAGAATTTCTGTGAGATGTTATTCTATCCAAGTATAATTTTTATATTAATCATGATTTAATAAAGCTTAAAATCCTTATTTTGTGTGGTTAAAATGATTAATCCAAATGATTATAATTTGATAGTTTGTGTTAATGATCAAATTGATGACTCTGTTGCTCAGAAAATTAATAAATCTGTTGAGTCAATACCAGAAGCTTTAATCGTTCGCACTCATTCAAATGGTGCAGAAGCTTCATTCTTACTATTAGGTATTTCTTATTGTGCAGTTAAAATTTGTGAAGGTTTTCTTTCGAAAATTGGAGAAATGGTTGCCGAAAAGACTTTAGGTGACTTAATGGGAACAATAAAAGAAGGACAAAAAGAACCATTTATAATAACTGCTGGTGGTATCATTAAGGGTGAAACATATGGATTCTCACTTCACCACTCAATTATTTTTGAACTTAATGATGGTTCAACACTAAAGTGCTTATTTAAAGCTGACTGGAATATGTCAGAGTTTAATAAAGCAGTAATTATTTTTAATAAAGAACTAAGAAAATATAAAAAAAATGATAAAAATCAAATTTCAAATATTCAGGAAACACACTTACCTTACGCTGGTTTTCAACTCATTACTGTTGATTTAGAAAATGAAATATTAATTCATGTAAAAATATAACTAAATAAGTAAAAACCAACTTAAATGAATACTAGTTTTATAATTAACAAACTAGTATTCATTAAAATAATACATCCAATATTTATTAAATGATAACGTATTTAGATAGTGTTTTAGAGGTAGATATTTGCATTTAGATACTTCCCAAGTGCAAAATTTTTTTCAAGTTCTTCAATTGAAAAAATATCTTTATTTTCCAGAAATAAAATATTTTTATTTTGACCTAGATATCCTCTTTTAAATTTTTCTTTAAATGTTAGTTTTTTAATTTTTATCTCAACAAAATAATTTTCTAATTTAAGACAGAAAATTAAACTTTCACCATCAAACCTTGTAAAAGGACCTACAATAAAAGATCTTATACTGTCTTCATTTAAGGTGTTATTTTCATCTACTAAGTTATACATTCTTATATTTATAACATTTTTTTTTAATATTTGATTATATTTAAAATATAGTTTTAAATATTCATTAAATTCAGGAAAGATGTGAACACTACTATACGAAGGGTGAACTGATAACGCTGCTCGCCAATAAACAGATAGGCAATACTTAGCTATAATCTCCTGATCTAAGCCTTTAAAACTTACTCCATTAATAGTTTTAACTATAGTAACATTTAGATTTTCACCACGTAGTGCTTTTATAGAATAATCTTCATATTCTCTATTAAAAAAACTTTCGCATTTTTTACACAATTGATGAATAGCCCACGTATCACTATCAAATTCAAGTTTATTAACATGACCATTTATGACTATAGGTTGTCCTCCTCCTATTTTTTTTAATAATGTCCTAAAAATAGTTCTTGCTATTGCATGAGATTTTTCAAGTTTATTGAATTCTGAGCAAAATGCGCAATTACCATAATATTCAAAACTCTGAAAAATTGGATTATTGATAATTGTGTTTTTCTCAATATATTTAATTGCTAGTTCTTTAATATCATGTCTATATAAAACACGACCATGTAAATTTGGTACAAATATTTCGCACTTTTCTTTGTTTTGGTTTAAATACTTTACCAAATAATGGGTCACAAAATATTTTTCTATGAACATTATTTATCCTTAATTAATATTTAAAAAGCTATTATGATGAGTAGCTTATCATATAGTTCTTAAAGTCTTAATTTAAAGATTGAATTAAATATTATCATTTATCGTTTGCGTCTCAATGCCCGTCAGCGGCGAACCACCATTTTGTGGTACTGGTGGACTCATAGGGCTGGTATTCTGTTGTACATCTGCCAATCCTTCGCTGCCGATTTCTGCACCCTGCCCTTGGATATATGGGCTACTAATATCACTAGCTGCGGTCTGATCCGCTGTTGGGAAGTTTGGATCATCACCCATTGGATTTGGACGTTGATACCCTGCACCTTTCATAATTTCGTCAGCAATTGGGGCAATCTGCGGAATTTGGGCTACCTGAGCACCAGCTTGCATTGCTGCATATGCAGCTTTCACTCCAATTTCTACTGAACGTGCATCAATCTCTTTAATTTCACTGCCAGCTTTACGCTCTTTAAGTTCAAGTTCACGTAATTTAATATCATTACCAGCTTGTGCTAGTGCTTGCTTAACTTCTTCTCGAATACGTTGCTCGATTTGCTCAGGTGTAGAAGCTTGAGTAGCTTGGCGTATTGATTCAATAATATCTTTCTTAAATGGAATATCAGTCAATGCCATTACATATGGCAATACAGCTGTTTGAATTTCAGCAGATAATGACTTGGTAATCTCAGATAAAGCATTCAACTGTTGTTCACGGAATGTTGTAGAACTTGGAACATCATCGAGTACTACTTTCAAGCGAATACGTTGCACATCATTTGATACATATGGATAACCCATTTCATCAACTTCGGGTTTGTTGATTACTACAGTACGATCTTCACGAATTGCATCACCTTCAATAATCACAGTTTGCTCGCGAGTTCCCATATCTTCCACAATCATAGAAAGAAGCATTTCACCTATTAGTGTTCTGGCTTCTCTAAAATTATCCATGATCTTCATTAAAGTCTGATTGGATTGCTCAATCTGCAGCTGCTCTTGTTTGCCCGATGTCGCATTTCCTTTCTTACCTTGGAAGCCAGAAGTAATATTGCTGACTCGTTCGATCGCTGCACGGTTATCATTGATCAATTGAAAATGCTGTTGTGACAATTCAAAGTCACGTTTAACTTCAAAACGTGCACCTTGTTTTGCCATATGGTTTGCATTTAAAACAATATCGGCATCTGGGCGCGCAACTTGGCGACGAAGCTGCTCATCTGTCATATCAACCGCACCTTTGGTACGTTCAACACGTGTAACGCTCATACCCCAGCGTAATTTGGAAATACCTGAATTTATGCTGTCTTGGCTGAACTTCATTCTACGTACAAAGCCATAAGGAATATTGGTATTGTCCTCGCGTGCTCCCCAAAATGGTACATAAGGGAAATAATGATGTGAATATGGTGTAGGTCCATCAAATAATAAATGAGGTCCTAACCAATAAGAACGTCTAACCTTTGATATATTGGCAAGTTCAACATGTGCCATTCCTTGAAAAATGGCAATGTCGTGATTCATATTAGAAGAATCATATTCAACTACACGACCATCTGAGAATTTTAGTACTGGCACACGTACCCATCGACGGTACCATACCTCAGCAACATTAATTTCTTTTGAGGTGGGGTTATACCAATACTGCTCACTGATTGTGTATGAACGAGCATCAAGCCATGCATTTTGTAGACCTGTACTATCGCCACCATCTAATACACCAGCTTCTTGCCACCATGAACCACCATATCGACCCACAGTTTGAATGAGTTCAGCATGTTGAGGGAAAGCATTCATTAAACGCTTTGGGTGAATCCAACGAGTACGACGTAACCAACGTGCATCACTTAAATCATTTTCAGTGGATTTCATATCCCAATGAATTTCATTGCGATGAACCTTGGTACAGCGATATGGGAATTTAAAAGGATCCTGTTCTCGCTTAACTTCAACCCATCCAATACCACAACCAATTTGAGGACGGAAGGCATCACTACAAGCTTTATCCGCTTTAGATAAACGTTCAGCTTGATTCAATTTAAAATTTAGAGCATCTGCTACATCATCACTGCCTGTATCACCATTGGCTTTAACACGCCAATCTGTGCGTGTCTGCAACTCGAAACCTTCTACAGATTGCAATGCAGGGCCGATCATATCCTCGACCGCTGGCGGAATACCAATCTGTTTCATACGATTGAGCAATTCAGTTTCAAGCTGATTACCATCCGCGTAATCCATTTCTTTATCTGCAGTATGGCGCCAATAAGGCTGTTCCTCAATTTCGTACATAATTTCGGTGAGTTCATCAAGCGTTAAAGCATCATCATCAAGATTAGCTTGCTCAATCTGTGTAGTTTCTTGATCAAACATATTTAAATTCCTTACATTCGCCAATCTGTTGGTGGTGCTTCTCTATAGCTTGATTGCTGTTCATGAATATTTGTACTTGAATTATCACTGGTACGACTAGACGTATAGACGTAGTCACCAAGTAACCCTGCTTCTTTAGCCTGTGCACATTGTCTAAGTGCATCTGCACCTTCTGAGCATCCATTTGATTTATCAGGTTGATCAATATACATATTGGCTTGGTGATTAAATTTCTTCTTATAGCCTTCAATACGTTCAATACCTAATTTGCATCGTTCTTCATCAAACCAAGCATTCTTTAAAAGCCTACGTGTTTGCTGAATACCCGTTGTAAGTAACGTAATACGTGGAATGACCACAAAATTATGACCAGGTAATAATTCCTCAAGCATTTCTAATACTGACTTGTTGTAGTCGCCAAGTCGTTGATGTGCTGCATCGTGTGGTAAATAATGGTTATGGTAAATATAAGGCTTGTCTTTTATCAGTTTTGCGTAAAAGCGTAGGTCTTTAAAATGATCTTCATCATAATCAATGAAACGATCTTGATTATTTAGTATCTGCTCGTACCAAATAGCACAACCATCATGATTACCAATGTCCCAAAAAGTATTTACAGGAATATCCAAGACTTCAACTTGAGTAATACCACCGCGTTTACGCAGCTCAAGCATGTCATTGGCATAGTAATTCCCTTCAGTGGACACTTGGAAAGCTTCATCGGGAAATGAAGGATACTCTTGCCACATTAAAGCTTGATCGCCAGATAAATCGTTATCACGTGTTGATACATACCAAGCACGTTGATCTGGATCAATATTGATCCTTTTACCTAGGTTTTTAGATACAACAATTTCAATATGATCAAAAATATTATGATCTTTTTTCGATATAACCACTTCTGAAGAATCAATACGGTATTTCGGTTCTTCCCACCAACCATAGAAATGTAATCTAAAGTCTTTTGGAGTAAGCTTTTTACGTGATGCAAAGTTCTTTTGAGCAATCTGAACCTTATCAAAGAAGTCACCACCGCGACCTTCGGCAGTTGACTCAATTACACATATTCCTGTTGTTGGTACTGCAGGTAATGAACCAGTACGAACTTCTTTCGCTTTGCCTGGTGATTGGGCACAAATCTTACCGTACTCAGAAATAAGTAAGCGATGCATAGTACCGCCACGGAATGATGTAGCCACAGAGATTTTAGAGCCGTTATGCGCGAACTCCATCTCAGTACCATTATTTGTTTTGAGCGGAAAGCGTTCTAATATTTCAGGCGGTAAATTGTCATACGCAAATTTAATCTTATCGCTAAAGATATCACTGACAGTCTCAAGGTTTTGGGCAATAACACCGCAATGCTGATTTGCATTAAATAAAGCGTGGTCAAGCCACAATATACAAATCAGTGTAGTAAAACCTAACTGACGCGCTTTTAAAATAATATTGCGGTACCACAACCGATTTAGAAATTTTTTCTGTGCATCATTTGGTTTAAAAGGTAACTCATATGTAGGTGCTTCTTCGACTTGACCAAACTCATTTACGAAGTCATCACCCTTAATTTTGATTTTATACAAACACCCACTAAAAATACGCCAAATTGGATCAGCAAGGCAGCGTTCTAATTCTTCCTTGTTCATTGGTAATGGCTGTAATTCAGTGTTATATATCAATTTTCACTCCATTTTGCACAATATTTGTGCAATTTTGAAGCGTGTACGCGCTTGAAATTAAAATGATGTGGGTGATTAGTCGTTCCATTCACGTAGACTCTCCATATTCTGGATCATCAGCAATTGGCTTAAATGCAGAACTGTTTCCTGTGCTAATTCTTTCAAGTAAGGAAGTTAATGCATCAACTGGTTTGTTGTTTTCTTCATCAAGTCCAAATGCTTGACGCTCTAAAGCAATCAAGGTTTTGAGTGTGTCGCTTAAATCCTTCATGGACTTCACACGACCAGGCATTGATATAATTTTTTGATAGATGTCGTTTAAGGTGTCCTTGCCTTTATCATCAGGGTGATACATCAAATCACCGAGTCTTATGAGTAAATCAACATGATCTTCACCAACCATTTGCTCTAATTCATCAAAAAGACTCATGGCAATTCGTCTAGAACGTTGAATATCCTTGCGATGCGCTAAACGTACTGACGCTACTTCATTGGCATTAGCATCAATTGTTTCTTTTTCTGAAATGGTCGTTTTCGTGCGCACATTGCTGCGCACACTCTCTTTGCGCACAATGTCATCTGCTTTAGCTTTGATTTTTTCAGATAGATCACGAACCCATTCGTATTGTTTTGCTCTACGTCTAATGCCTGATTCTGCAATATCATGCTCACCTGCAATTTGGCGTAGAGACTTAATGCCTGCTCGATAATCGAGTTCGATCTTTTCCCAATCAATTACTTTTTTTTCAGCCATGATCACTAAACCTCATATTGGTTTAATGATCATGTTTATAGGTGGGAAGGTCTAACCTTAGAGGGGGTTACTTCAATATTTTTATTTATTGGTTTTACTTATCCAAGACCATAAAATTTAGTCATTGCTTCAGCAAGTAATGTCCCTGCAACTGCAATACTTATGTCCCAAGAACCATTGGCTGCTTTACCAATCATATTTCCAATCCAACTACTAACATTACTGCCTAGCTTATTAGGTTCGGTTGGTGTTGGATCTGATTCAATAGCTCCTTGTAATTCTTGAATATCTGAAAATTCAACCTTATTTTGCATTAAATGTTTAGCTAACGAGTCAAAGTCTTTAGGCTGAATATTCATCTGATTATTTTGATTTATAGTCCCACCAGTAACATTACCAGCCACACCTTGCATGTTTTGAATATTAAAATTATTTACAGACATTGCTGCTACCTTTTCTTTAACTGAAAATTCCAAACCTTCTCCTAGAATACCTTTCTTTTCTAGTTCAGTTGACCAAATTAATATTTTATTTCGGATTTCACTGAATATATTAAGAAATTGAGACCGTCCATAAATAACATAACCTAAAAATGGTGTAAAAAAATTATCCATTCCACTTATATAAAAACCACCCCCTACCATTTTCCTATGTTGTTTAAACTGAATGTCATTAAAAATTTTCTGGATTTCATCTGGTAGACGTTTAGTTAATGTAGATCCTTCATTTGACTCCAATAAATTTGTAAAGTAACTTAAGGGTTGGCTACATTTCATGGTACAGATTTCATATAAAACATTACCTAAATTTCCACTGAATGGAATAAAACCTAGCGCTGGATTTAAAAATTTTAATTCACCAGTCACAATCCTATAATCAGGTATTTGATCAATTGAGTTATATCCCTCTAATTCGCTTTTGCACCACTCTTCAAAATCATCGAATTTCAGTTTACTTGAAACAAGAAGTGCTTTCCTTAGCAGTTCCTCAATATTAGCTTCTTGATTTGAAGCCAAAGTTTGTAGCTGTAGAACAATTGGTTTTTCCATTTTAAGCAACCTGAATAAATGCATCTAAAAAAATAACCTAATTTTGATCATAATAACTCACCCTGCTTCCCAACATCCAGCAAGTCACCAACTTGTTTATTAAGTTTACGAACTTGCCCTGCTACTTCACTTTGGATTATTGCCATGTGATGGCCTAACTCAATGTTGCTATATTGCATAGCTTCACCGATTAATAAATTGCCTAAATTACGTGCTTCTCTTGGAGTGAGAGTTAAAACAGCAGTATTAACGCTTCCTATCTCAATGCTAACTGTTCCGTCAGGCAAAATAGTCTTAGACATTAAACGCGCTGTTCGATGCTTAATTGCTGGCACAAATACACCGCGCTGTACTCTAATAATCTGCCCTGTATCAACTAAATAAGATAATCGATCATCAATAATAGATAATTGCAGCCCAGTAAGATCGGCAAGTGTTGTACGAGTAACGATCTGTTCTTGGGAGTGTAAATCCTCAATGGCCTCTAAAATAATTTGTGAATTTGAACGTAAATCATCAGACTTCATTGTCATACTCCTTAAATCGTTTAAACTTCAACAACATCAATATCGTGAATCATCTTCATCAACTTACGCTTGATGATGTAATCTGCAGTTTTATATCCCTTTGCATCTTCACAAACAAACTGACCTTCATTTGTCCAGTAAACAAAATCCGCAACATAATCAGTACCCCGTACTTTCACACCACATATTTTTTGAGAGGGAATTAATTTATAGCGAACCTGAGTCTGTAAATCCTTAATATCACCAGCACGTTGTAGGACGATGAGATCATTTAAACGACGAAATTCATGCTTGGAATCAGCGACTTTTTCGCCATCTATTACAACTTTATGATTCCCATACTTTGGTTGTTTAGGCTTGTTATCACGTTGGTGTACAAGTCTTTTAATTTGAGATTGTGACAAATTCATGCTCTACCTGCCTTTGGTGTTTTAATAACACTTTTCATTTGGGCCAATAATTCTGGTGGGCACGATGTAATTTTTCGTTCCTCATTTTTTTGTTCTTCCAGTTGGTGTACTGGATCAGTGAATGATTGAACATCACCCATTAATTTGGCATTTGAAACAATTCGTACATACATATCTTTGAATGCTTTAGCCTGTGATTCAGTTCGTGGATTTAATTCATCAAATCCTTTCTTAAATTCTTTAAGCGTCTTCAAAACCTGTCTACTGATGGAAATGGTTTGTCCAGATTTCTCGTATGCCAATGCTTGCTGCCATGCTTCATTTTCAGTGAGCCAATGTGAACCTTGTAAACACCAAATCTTAAAATCTTGAATACATGGTGGCCATGGTTCTTGAAGCATTCGGTTGTAGCCATTTTCAATTTGCTGTGCTGTTAAACCTGAAAAGTCCTCAATCATTGCTTGTTCAAGATCAACTTCTTCAACTGCTGCCCATTGATCTGTAAATTTCTTACCGTATCGAATACGCATTTTGTCAATTAAGCGACGAGCTTCATCAAGGGTGAACTCACGCATGACCCACCTCCTCAATCAGAAAGTTCTTTGGGGGTTCAGGTACCACATCGATCATTGATGATTCCTGATGTTGTTCTTCACGGACTTTTTGACCGTAACGCAACCAACGATTTACATTTTCCTGTTTGGCTTGATATGCCGATGGTTGTGCTATTGCCTGTGGTTTTAAACCTAATTGATCACTCACAGTTAATTTCGCTCTACGAGCAATTATTTTGTGTTTGTTGTTGTTTACCCATGTCAGGAAAGCTACAGCCCATTTTTGTGCAGTCTTGGTTGATTGCTTACCGCAATCATTCAGTGATGCAAACCAATCTCCAAATTCATCTAACAGGTTTTCAAGTTCATGTTGATCAAGATCAGTGTGTCTTGGTTTAGACAACTCGATAAAATCCGATTTCAATGTTGGATATTTTTGACCAAGTTCAATCACTGAGACTTTTGCAAGATCAAAATTGTGGTACTGAACAAATTGAACTGGCGGTTGAGAAATTTTTTCCTCGTGCGTATTACTACTACGTTCTATTGGTTGTTCTATTGGTTGTTCTTGGTAGTTAGTATGACCCTGCGTCACTGCTTTTTGCACCAGAGTCACTGGTTGTTGCGTGAGAGTCACTGGTCCACTGTCGCCAGAGTCACTGGTATTGTTATCAGAGTCACTGCTTTCATTGTCCGAGCTATGACCCTGTGTCACTGCTTTTGTGAGACTTTCCACATCAAAACGGTAATAAGATCGGCGACCATTTGTGCGATCTACAATCAATATTCCTAAATTTTCGATGTGTTTAATGTGTAAGCCCACTGCTCGATTTGATAGTCCAGTATCGTCCATGAGCGTTTGAATTGATGGGAAACATTCACCAGTTTCATAATCTGCATATGTTGCCAATGTTATTGCCACTAACTTAGTTGTTGGTGGCATAGAGATTTGACGAACAGCTTTCACAAAGTTGAAATTGCTCATACCACCTCACCACAAATCTTCACTACATACCCCAAGGCGAGAAAACTTCATCTCTCCCAAGGCTATTAGTTCAAGTTGATTTGCACAAAATTCTAATTGTCCACATTCAATCGCATGTAAAAATGCTTGTGGACGTGTATAGAACTTTCCATTTTCACAATAGAAACCCTGATGTGCAGATTTCCCCCATTGATTTTGAATATCTGGTACCAAACCAAGTGACAGAATGATATCGATACAATCTGCATGGCGATTAGGTTTAGGTAGAGCGACCATAAGATCGCCAGCTTTTACAGCAACTCCAATAATCATACTGCCCCCTTTTTGTTATCAATGACAAAAGGATTATTTGCTCGTGCTATTGCTGCCATTGGATATGGTGAGACTGAATTACCAACCATAAATACTTGGTCTTTTTTGGATAATGGTTTCCCATCGTGACCTTGTTCGATAATGTAGGTATCAGGAAAACCTTGAGCTTTATAAAGTTCTTTTGGATGCAGCATACGCATGCGTATATCAACAATTAACCATGGTTCACCTTGAATCCAAACTGTGACTAAGGCCAAACGATCTTTAGTTGTCACAGTATCCAAAGGATTAGAAATATCCCGTGCATCACCATTTCCATAAAAATTGATAAGAAAAGTAGCAACACGCAGCGCACTATCTATGTTCTCTTTACTTAATGTGGCTGAAATAAAACTATGGCGATTTTCAGTTGTGATAGTGCGCAGCGGATGATCAATAGATTCTGAACGATGATCAGAATCTCTTTTTTCTCCATAGTAGGCTTGGGTAAATACAGCTGATACTAATTGTTGTTGACTACCAGTATTAGTAATAGTGGTTAGAGGATCACCTAGAATACGACCATCAGTTTCGTTGAAACCTCCATTGGCTTGCATCATGTAGGCACTCACTAAACCATGATGACCACCTTTTACTTGTGCACAAATTGTGCTCAAAGGTTCAGTTGCAGACCAGTTTCTTTGCTGTGAAGCATTTGCAAATTCAGTGAAGAAAGGTGAAAGAATTGGACTGATCAATCCACTGTGACCACCAAAAGCAGAAGTAATTGTAGCTAATGGTTCTTGGATCCCATGACCTGTAGAAGTTCCAAAATCACGACTTATAAATGGTGTAGTTGAATTGACTAAAAATGGATGATCAACATCTATGACAAACTTTTTTAATCCTCTTGCAATACGTTTAAGGGTTTTGTCTGCAAGTGGTTTAGGTCGATCAAAAATGGACTTACCCAAATCAGTAAAATCAATACATTCAGCGCCAGCACGCCATTTCTTTTGACCACGCTTAGGTGTTTTATTGTAGTTAGGTTCTGGCCATGTAATGGGCTTACCATCGCATCGAGCAACTAAAAATAATCGCTCTCTTGTAGTTGGTGCACCAAAATCAGCAGCAACTATCTTTTTCCATTCGACTACATAACCCAATCGCTTAAGATGACAAACAAATTGCTTCCACGTTTGCCCAATTCGTTTAGGGTCTGGTACCAAAAATTGGTTATCTCTTGGTACATATTCACCTGGTTCAGCAACTCGATATTGAATTTTCCCATTTACCAGTATTTTATCTAGGGTTATTACACGTCCAGTGGCTTTGTCACGCTTTGCTATCAATGGTCCCCATTTAAGCATCTGCTTTACGTTTTCCATCGTAATGACATCAGGTTTAACCTTTCCAGCAAATTTAGGAATAACCCAAGCTAAATCTCTAATTTCTTTTTTACGTGGTTGACCGCCTGCAGCTTGTGAATGATGGGTACAATCAGGACTAGCATGGAACCATCCAACTTGGTAACCATCGCATATTGCTACTGGATCTACCGCGAATACATCCTGAACGTAATGTTTTGCATGAGGATGATTAGCCTCATGCATAGAAATAGCTTTAGGGTTATGATTGACAGCTGCATATACTGGACGGTTCAAGCCCATCTCCAAACCGGTACTTGCACCACCACCGCCAGCAAAAAAATCAATGATGATCTTTTCTGAAAAATTTAAATCAAATTGAGTTTTAAAGGATTTCGAATAATCAACAAAACTGGTCATAAATCACCACCTTGAAAATTAGTGATTTGAATAACAACAGGACCTTCTCGAAAGTCCTTTGAAATAATTTGGCCGTGAAGTTGTTTTCGTTCTTTAATCGTTAAATTACGCCACTTTGCTATCAACCATTTACCTTTTAGAATACCGATCGGCATATCCATGCACATTGGCCCATAACTAAAACCATTTGCCTTCAACCATTCTCTTGCAGCATTAATTGCCTGAAAATCACCAGCATCATTGAAGGTTATTTCTCTCATGACACTTCCCCTAACGATTGCTCAGTCATAGACAGTCTACGTTTAGCATTTAGCTCAACCGTTGATGCATGACGTAATAAATGGATAAGTGCAAATTTATGGTTACCATCTAATAAGATTCCGTCACCCTGTACTTTGTGAACCGTCATCAGGTGATCTGGCATAAATGCATCGATAAAGACAACTGTATCCCCTTTCAAAAAATCCGAGCATGCGCTTGCCATTACTGAATTGTTTTTCACATATGCACTTTCTGGCGCAACACCCAAATCAAATTCACGCTTTTCAATTTGCTGAATCAAACAATGTTTGCACTGCTCTTCTTTAAATTCAGTGCATTTGCCAGCGCACTTATGTTCTGTTAAATTAGTCATGTTCATTTTCCTGATAGATGATGAATGTTTGAAGCTCGATCTGATACATCGGGCTTTTTTAATGCCTGCCAAAAACTTTTTAAATTTCTGCATACATTCTTGAATACGCTTGTAGACGTTGTATTCTTTGATTTTTCTATGTGCTCAGATGATGATTGACCTGTCTCCACTTCAATCTTCAAATCTATGGCATCTCTTAACCATTTCGCACGATCACTGCCCTGGCTTTCAGCCAAAGTATCAATGATCTCTTGGACTTCCAGCGGTACACGTGTTGACATAGGTGCCAACAGTTTTTTGCTGAATACGAACATTATTTTTGTTTCCATAAGGTTTCCTTTTAACTTGCGGGTTGTGTTGTTATTTCTTCTGGTTGATGCTTTTCCCAAAGAGCTTCTAATTTTTTGCCAAGCTCATAAGACAGACGCTTCCCACATATTCCACGCTCTAAATCACTTACGTAATTTTGAGAACAGTCGATTTCCGCAGCGATTTGAGTTTGTGTTAACCCTTTTTCTCTTAAATCAGAGATCATTGTTTGCCACTGATTCATTAGAACCTCCGATATTTTTAACAAATATATAGGTTTTCCGATATTAAAACAATAGCCAATCCGATTGCGATTTGTATCAGAATTCCGATAGTAATATTTAGGATAATATTTTATGGCAAATTTGGGCGAAAACTTAAAACAGATACGTAAAGCCAAAAAAATGACACAAAAAGAATTGGCACAAAAATCTGGTGTAAAACAATCTGTTATCTCAGATCTTGAAACAGGTAATGCAAAATCTACAGGTTCGATACTTGAATTAGCAAACGCCTTAGGTGTGACTGCGGAAGAACTTAAGAGAGGAATTACAGGAAGTTTTGACAATAATGTTATTCCTATAAATCAGAGATTAATTCCCGTCTTGTCTTGGGTTCAAGCAGGTACGATGACATCTGTAGAAGCAATCAACCCAGCTGAAGTAATGAAATGGTTACCACCATTAAGTTCTGATGATCCTGATGGATGTTTTTATCTTAAAGTAGTTGGGATCAGTAATTATCCAAAATATGAGGAAGGTGATTACATCCTAGTAAATCCTGCTTTTCAGGTATGCGATCTATTATCTGAAGATTTAATCGTAGTTCGACATAATAACGATGCAACTTTTAAAAAATTAGTTATTGAAAGCGATGATCGCAAATATTTACAAGCACTTAATCCAAACTTTCAACCCAATATAATTGAATTTGAAGATGGTATGGAGTTAGTTGGTTTAGTTATTGATGCCTTTAGACCACTTGGGGGTTCTCGTCCTAAAAGGGTTAGAAAATCTTAAAAATTTATGAGTTAATAAAAATGATACTTAAAAAAAATATACTTTACTTATTATTTTTTCCTTCTACTTGCTTATATGCTGACAGGTATATTGAGGACGAAATTGGTGGAGGTGGGTCGGATAGTATCTTAATTTACTTGATTCTTATTGTTGTCGGCTGGTTAGCAATTTCAACTATAATCAATGCAGTAAAGGATGCTATCAGACAAACTAAAGTAGAGATTGATACTGGTCGGTTACCAATCAAAGCAGAAATAAGAAAGCATATTAAACTGTTAATTAAACAAGAAATTAAATCATTACCTCTAACGCTTGAGGATTATTTACTTAATATTTATGTATATGGTTTAGGTTTTATATTGGGAGGTCTTTTTGGAGCTTTAAGCAATGTAAATCAGATATCAATTGAAAATGTACTATGGGGCGCAACATTTATTGGCATCCCTTGGTGTTTAGTCTTTTATCTAATTTTAGGACGTGGTGTAAGTGAAGCCAATAAGCAAAAGATTAGGGCTAAATACTCACAGTACAAAAACCTACCGAATGATATTGAAAAATTGCGAAAAATTAGAGATCACTTACTAAATAAAAAAAATTAAAATTGGTATCTAAAGTTTGATATTTAACCTGCTTTTAGCAGGTTTTTTGTTTCCTAAAAATTCAAAAAATCGGAATTTCTATAATAATATCGGTTTTCCTATTGACTATTAATATCGGTAATGCGATATTTATCTCACACAACAACCCAATGTGAGATAGAAAAATGTCAAATCAACCCACAAACGCTAAACAATTTGTTGGCGACTTAGGCGCTGGAACTTTTGCAAACCAATTAGGTGCTGCTATCAGCATGGTTGCTCAAGGTGCGGTAGCACACAACAAAAAAGGTCAAATTAAAATCACCCTTGATATTGCGCGTATCGGTGATTCAACCCAAGTTGAAATTGCCCATACCCTTGCCTATGTCGAGCCAACAGCTAAAGGGAAACGTGCAGAAGACACAGCCTCAAAAACTCCAATGCATTTAAATGCAGGTGGCGATGTCACTCTTTTCGCGAACCATACAAGTCAATTATTCACTGAAGACGCGTAATAAAGCCCTACTTCGTTTAATCACTTTAACAAACCATCCAATAGGTAATAGAAATGGAAAACTCTGCTAAAGAAATCGTTGAACTTGCACTTCCAGTCAATGATTTAAGCCGTGGCGAACTTGTTGCAGTTCATGAGAATTTCAAAGTTCATGATTTAGAACAATTTCAAGCTGGTCGAAACCGTGCACGTGGTGTTTTAAAAACTCCATCTTTTGAAGACTTTAAAACTTATGTATTGGGCAATACGCAATCTGAAAATTGTGTTCCAGAAGTAAAAATTTATGCCCCTGTATTTGTTGACCACAAGAATGTATCCGCAACAGCAATTTTAAACTTCAAAATTGTTGGTATGACTCAAGGCCACTGTGATCATAAGGCGGTATTACAACTTGAACCAACTGTTGTTTGGGAAAAACTAAACCAACTTAAAGATCAAAAACTCAATCAAAAGCGTTTTGCAACACTTCTTGAAGATTGGGCCTCTGTCTTCAGCGCAACAACAGAGACATATGAAACTATCAATATTGCTGAAGCAATCAATGCTGTTCGTAATATGAAAGTAGGTGCTTCAACTACTACCGATTCAGCAGTTTCAAATTTGCAAGAAACTCGTTCTGTTTTTGACAAGGTTGAAGCTTCAAATACAGCTGGAAAATTACCTTCTTATTTTGAAATCAATGATTCTGCATATGTTGGCCTAGATGAAAAAACTATCCGATTACGTTTAGTGGTGAACAGTTCAGATGGTGAGCCAATTTTCTCACTACAAATCGTGAAAGAAGAACTATTACGCAATGAAATCATTCAAGAGTTTAAAGAAAAAGTAATTGCGCTACTTCCTGAAAATCCTGTTCGTATTGGTACATTCCAAGCGTAAACATAAACAATAGGCGAAAAAAAGCCCCGAAATTTTGGTCGAGGACGGGGCTTTTTTTAAGGGGTATAGCAAGAGCTATAAGGGAGATTATGAACATGGTTTCTTTAAATTTCAAATCTGTTTTGTTGGGTTTAAGTGGTGCAGTAGCAATGACAGCCGTTTTAGCGTCTGTGCAAATGTATCAACCAGCCAAGCTACCTGTTGAAGAACAACAGCCAATCACGGTGGCATCAGACATCTACAAGGTGGATGAGCTCGATTTAGGACCATACAACGATTGTCATCATAACTGTCAAGCAACATTACTCACGGCGAATGATGAATATTTTATTGAAGTGAATTTTGATTTTTCAGGATTTGATGCAGGTAATGGCATAAACCATGCCGTTGGCATCCAAATAGATCGCCTGGAACCTGAAAAAGTTGGTGATGAAGATGGTGAGATCAACGCCTACTTAGATCGTATCGAACTTTCCAAAATTAATGATGCTTTGGAAGATTCAATCGCAAAGAAATTACAAAAGTTAAGAGGTTGATATGGCTGATATTTCTTTACGTGATCAATTCGCAATAGCTGCGATGCAGGGTCTATTAGCTGATGGCTGGATGAAAGACCAAAAAAATATTGCAGAACTTGCCTATCAACAAGCAGATGCAATGCTTGCTGAGAGAGACAAAATGCATGGGCGTTTAAATAAGATTAAGGGATTGGCACAAAATTTATTGAATTATTCAGACGAAATTAGTCCCTCTAAAACTGCTGATTTAATTTTGGGGCTAATTGAGGGATATGGTGAGCAAGCATGAATAGCCAAATTAAACGAGATCAGTTCCTAGCTGGCCGTAAAAAAGGTATCGGTGGCTCAGACGTTGCAGCAATCCTTGGTTTTAGTCCATACAAATCGCCTTACCAATTATGGCTGGATAAAACTGGACGTACTGAGCGTTCTGATTCTCAAAGTGAATCGGCTCACTTCGGTAATTTACTTGAAGATGTAGTGGCTAAAGAGTTTTCACGAAGAATGAATGTCAAAGTTCAACGTGTAAAAGAACAACTTACATTAGCTGAAATTGGTGAGCCGTGGGCTATCGGTAACATTGACCGTGCTGTTGTAAATCCTGAAATTGCAGGCCGTGTTTATTTTGATAAAGAAGGCAAATTAACCACAGACCAAGGTTTGGAATGTAAAACCGCATCTGAATATTTATCAAAATTATTTGGTGAAGAAGGTTCAGACCAAATTCCAGACTATTACCTTACTCAGTGTCTTTGGTACATGAAGCTTACAGGCTTTGCTGTCTGGCACCTTGCAGTACTTATTGGTGGCAATAAGTTCCGCATGTATCGAATTGAGCGTGATGAAGAACTGATTGAATCAATCTTTAAACAGGTTAAAGCATTTTGGTTCAACCATGTCATTGCTGATGTACCACCCGATCCTACTTGCTTTGATGATGTTTTACATCGTTGGTCTAAACATGTTGTAGGAAAACAAGTCGAGGCGGATTTTGCACATATCAAATTAACTGAAGAACTTATTTCAGTTCAGAAAGCCAAAAAAGATGCTGAGGCTCGTGAAGACGAAATCAAATTAGCAATTGTCTCAAATATGCAAGATGCAGAAATGATGATCAGCCAAGGCAAAACGATCTGCACCTACAAAGAACAATCTTCTACCCGTATCGACAGTACGCTGTTGAAAAAAGAAGAACCCGAATTATTTGCGAAATACAGCAAATCATCAAGCACACGTGTTTTCCGTATTTCAAACAAATTTAAAGAAACTTTATAAATTAAGGAATTTTATTATGAATGCATTAGCACAAAACATTAGCTTTTTAACTCCTTCAAATCTTCAAGAAGCTATGCAGATTGCAGATTTATTGGCTAACTCAGAAATTGTACCGAAAGATTATCAAAAGAAACCTGGCAATATTTTAGTTGCATTGCAATGGGGTGCTGAAATTGGTTTACAACCCCTTCAAGCACTTCAAAATATTGCTTGTATCAATGGTCGTCCAACTTTGTGGGGAGATGCTGTACTTGCTTTAGTGCGTAGTTCTGGATTGCTTGAACAATTTGAAGAAACTCAAACTGAAGATATGGCCACATGTATTGTTAAACGTAAAGGTCAGAAAGCTGTAACTAAAACTTTTAGTAAAGAAGAAGCTAAACGCGCAGGATTATTAAATAAACAAGGACCTTGGTCACAGTACCCTAAACGTATGATGCAAATGCGTGCACGTGGTTACGCATTGCGAGATGAATTTACAGATATCTTAAAAGGCTTTGGTATTGCTGAAGAAGAACGTGATAAAGAAATTGATGTCACTCCAGAATCTTCAAACATTAAAAAGCATCAAGGTGCGTCAGGTCTAAAAGCTCAACTCCAACATCGAGAACAACAAGATAAAATTGTTGATTTGGCACCTGAATTTAACTCATCTGAGTTATTAGCGAAAATCACTGAAACTGAAACCTTGGAGGATTTAAAGGCTTTAGCTTCTACATTTCCAACTGATTTAGGTGAACCAGCACAAACAGAAATCAAGAATGCATATGCAGCTCATAAGTTTTATTTACAGTTAATTGTTGATCTTGAGTCTTCTGCAGATGTCGAAATTATTAATAAAGTCATGGAAGAACGGTTTGAACCGAATACTTCACACCTTTCTGACGCTCAGATCGACAACATCAGTTCAATTTACGAACGTAAAGCAGCTGAATTAACAGCATAACTTTATCATGTGGTGCCCTCACACATGAGGGTACCAATAGTGAGATAGAAATATGAATCCAACTATTGAACAAAGACATGCCATTGATATGGCTGTTCAAGGTAAATCTTGCAAAGTTACAGCTTATGCTGGTGCTGGTAAGACCTCTACCCTTAAACTGATTGGTAATGCCAAATATAATGAATCAGGCATGTATTTAGCATTTAACAAAGCAATTGCCACTGAAGCACAAAGTAAGTTTCATCAAAACGTTAAGTGTAAAACTTTTCATAGTCTTGCATACGGTTCTGTACCACGTTGGTTGACTAATAAATTAAATAATCGTCGCTTGATGTCTAATCAATTAGCATCACGCCATGATCTTGAGAATTATCAAGTACCAGTGGCATTGGTTAAAAAACGCGGTGAGGATGATCAGAAGCGTTTATTTAATTCTAAACGTATGGCCACATCTATGATGAATGCTGTTGGATATTTCTGCCGATCCAATTACAGTGAAATTCAATTATCCCAAGTTTATGCTGCATTGCCAGATTGGATTGATGATACATACCGGGCTGAATTGGCTAATATCCTTTTACCAAAGGCACATGATTATTGGAATGATATTCTGAACCCTACTGGTATAAATCGTTTGGAACATGATCATTATCTTAAATATTGGGCTTTAAGTAATCCAGTAATTAATGCTGATTTTATTTTGTTCGATGAAGCACAAGATGCTGACCCAATTATGCTGAATGTATTAAGCAACCAACGAGCCCAAGTAATTTATGTTGGCGATCGTCATCAACAAATCTATGCGTTTCGTGGTGCTGTCAATGCTATGCAATCACTTGATATTGCTGAAACGCGATTGAGTCAATCATTTCGTTTTGGTGAAAACATTGCTGATCTTGCGAATAAAATATTGTTCAATGTTTTGGATGAAGAAATTCCATTACGTGGCTTTGAACAGATAGATTCCCATGTTAATGAAATTAGTGATGAAATTGCCGATGCATTTATTTATCGCACCAATGCAGCTGCCCTTTCTAATATGGTTGAGCTGGTAAAAATTGGACGTGAACCACGTTTGGAAGTTGATACGGGCTCTTTATTAAAAAATGTCGAAGATGCTAAAAAAGTTAAGTCTGGAATAAAAGTCCATGACGGTAGCGTGTTTGAGGGCTTTAGTAATTGGGATGAAGTCACCGAATATACAGAAGAAATCACAGGCAATGACTTAAAACCTTTGGTTAGCCTCATCAATAAAGTAGGTGAAAATGCCTTAATTGAAGCTTTACTCAAAAGTAATTCCAGTGATTATGACTGTGTAGTGACTACAGCGCATAAATCTAAAGGCCTTGAGTTCAACAAAGTAAAACTTGGTGGAGATTTCTTTTATAAAGAAGCGGTTGAACCTGGTGAAAAAGTATTAACTGATGATGAAGCACGCTTACTTTATGTTGCAGCTACTCGTGCAAAAAAACAGTTAGATATATCTGCGCTTAATCCATTATTTAAAGCTATTGGATATAACACCCTTGTTGAGGTAAATGATTTAGAGCTTCGACCAATTAAAGAAGAAAAGGAGGAAGGTTGATGAATGAGTTATACATTTACACCCCAGAGCTACTTGAAAGATATGATATTTCAAAAGGCACTTTAAAAAACTGGAGAGAAAATCGTAACTTCCCAGCTCCCTTAATTAAAGCTCACGGCAAATCAAGTAGTCGTTATGGGATTAAAGCAGTAGCATCTTGGGAAGAAAGCAATGGATTGCTTGAATCATTAGATATACAACCTTTGATATCAAATCGTTCATGATTATCAAGTATGGCGCAAAGCTTATAGAACCATTTCTCATAAGCTAGCGCCTGATCAGATAAATATTCATGTAAATCATATGTCCCCCAAACTGCAGGTAAACCATGCCCTAACATGATTTCGCAAATATGAGGAGCAGCAAGATCTGAAATATGTGTTCTCATAGTTCTTCTTAGGTCATGTGTAGTCCAATGAGAAATTTCGACCCCAAATATTTTTTTAATACTATTATCAACATACATTGGAATTGTTGTCTGAAAACCTTTTTCTAATTTCGTATATTTTTTCCCTTTTAGATTTGGAAATGCATATTCACAACTTGTTGGCGATAATGAAAATACATATTTTAAAAAAGGTACAATTTGAGGAATTATTGGGCGCACGATCGGACGATGTGTTCTATCCCCCATCTTGTGATTTTCTACTGGTATGTACCAGGTATTCTCATTAAAGTCGAAATCAGATTTTTTTGCCAATCTCAATTCAGATACTCGGCATCCATAAAATAACAGCATAACAATAACCGCTTTATTTTTAGGTGACATACCATTGTTTCTAATTGCTGAATGTACAACCCAAAATATTTCTTGCTCAGATAAATACCGAGATCGTTTTACTTTTTTAAAATTTAAATCTGCAGCTTTTAGATGTTGTAAAGGTTGATTGTTGATCCTTCCATGAATGCACCCCCATCTCATAATTAATTTTAAATTACTTAAAATTTTGACGGATACAGATTTTGCATCTGAAGCAATTTTAAATAAAAGTTCAGACCACTCTTGTAGTGTGACTTCATCACAAATACGCTTACCTAAATGTGGGTACAAATGTATTTCAAAAGCTCTAAAATTATCTTTTGTTGAAACCTTGCCGAAAGCGATTGTTGTAAACCACTGATCACATATTTCTTTGACTGTAAGTTGTTTTAAATAGTTTGTTTCAGACTTTAATTTTAATTGAAATGGGTCTTTACCCTGATCTAATTCTGTTTTGTACTTTTGAACTAAAATCCTAGCATCTTTCAGGGTCAAATGTGGGTATGTTCCAATATCCAAACGTGATGCTTTTCCATTAAAACGATAGCGATATTGAAATACAATTTTTCCCTTTGGGGAGATTCGCACAGATAGAGAGTCGCGATCAGTAATGACTTCAACTTTTTCTCTTATTTTTCCATTGTTAGATTTCAACCAACTATCACTTAATGCCAT